GATCCGCGGATGACACGAGCAGCGGGGAAGTGGTCGCCTCGGCCAGGGTGCGGGGAATGCGCGCGGATCACGCACGGGCCGGCCCGCGCCCGGCATATCCGGAAGGTCCACGCGGCCGAGCCGCCGGCCCCGGCGCGCGCGAAGCCCGGGCGCCGGCCGAAGCCGACGGGCCCCGGGATCCTCGGGACGGATGCGGCGGTGGCGGCCCTCGACGCGAAGATCGCTAAGCTCCAGCGCCTCCGGGCGGAGCTGGTGGAGGTGCTCGGATGAACCTCGGCGAGGTCGTCCGCGAGCTCGAGGTCGAGCCGGTGGCCTGGCCGCAGACCGCCCCGGCCGAGCGGCCCCAGGAGACGCCGGCGCCCCAGCCCACGCCGGCGGAGGTCCCGGCGTAGATGGCGCCGACGCTGGCGGAGTGGCAGCGGGAGTGGGAGGCCTACCGTAAGAGGACCGAGTGGCTCGAGGCTCACCAGCGGCAGTTCGCGCCGACACAGTTCCCCGGGGGAAAATACCTCCACCCCGCGGCGGCGCCGAAGCGGCGCGATGTCCTCCTGGTCGGGCGGGACGGGCAGCGGACGATCACGGCGGACCGCTCGGACGGCGGCGACTGGATCCGGGTGGCGGTGGCCCCGGTTGTGCTCGCGAACCCGCTCGAGGTGGACACCCCGCGCGACTTCGACCTAGAGACCCGGACCTTCCGCGACTCCGGGGCCCGGGATCCCGAGGGGCGCCGGATCTTCCTCGAGGACGGCCAGCCGGAGCGGGCGCTCGTGGCGGGGCCGACCCTCGGATACCGCGCCTGGCTCGTGAAGGACGGCGCGCTCTGGAGTACCGGCGCGGGGAAGCAGCGGTGGGGGCCGGGCCAGCCGCTCGCGGCCGTGTGTGTCGCCAAGCAAGTGGTGACCCCGGATCCCCGCGGCTTCAAGCTCGACGTCCACTTCCGCTCCAGCCACGAGGGGATCCCGGCCCCGTGGCGGCCCTGTAGCTGCGGGGTCTACGCCATCCGGCGCCGTGAGGACCTCGAGCGAGTGGCGGGGGCCGGGACGATCGTCGGCCAGGTCGCGCTCTGGGGCCACGTCATCGAGCATCAGCGCGGCTACCGGGCGCAGTACGCCTATCCGGTCCGCCTCTGGGCTCCGGCGCGCGAGGGGATCGTCGGGACGATGGTCCCGCTCCCGCCAGGGTTCCCGCACCTCCGCTCCGAGGGCGAGCGCCTGGCCGACCTCTACGGCGTGCCCTGGGGGGCGCCACCCGAAGGAGGGTCCGCATGACCGGATACGAGATCGCGGCCCTGGCCCTCACGGTCCCCGTGAGCGTCTACTTCTTCGCCCTGGCCCGGCTCGCGGTCGCCCAGGGCGACGCCGTCCTGGCGAACGAGCGCCGACAGCAGCTCCTCGTCACCGCGGCCGAGCAGCACCTCAAGGCCGGGGGTCGGCTGCCCCAGCCGGGGGCCTTCGTGGCGGGCCTCGGGCCCGGTGGGGAGATCACGCACTGAAAGCCCTCCGCCTCGAGCTCCGCCTGGTCCACGACGTCGGCCCCGAGGACCGCGGCCGGCTGCCGCAGGGCCAGGCGCCCCAGGCGCTCCCGCAGGCCGCGTGGAACATCGCCCGCATGATCGCGACCCTCATCCGGGAGCACATCCCGAACGACGCCCAGGTGTACATCCTGACGGGGCTGGCTCGCGAGAGCGGGCCCGGCTGCATCCCCGACGAGGTGGAGAGTGTCTAGGGGTGCCTACGGGTGGTGCCGGTGGTGCGGAAGGTTCATCATGCAGCGCCACGCAGTCGCGACGTGTCGACGCGCGCTGGTGGACACCGTCGCGCGATGCGAGGAAACGGCCGTGAAGCTCCAGCGTGAGAACGCACGCCTGGAGGGGGAAGTGGCGGCTCTTCGGTACTCGGCCCGACACGGCTGGCGGGACGCGATGCGCGTGCTGGCCGCCCAAGTGGACAATATCGCCGTCCAGGACCTCCTCCGGCGTATCTCCATCGAGCCCGCCGATGCCCCAGCGCCCCCCGGTTCGCCCGCGCCGTGACCTCGAGGACGGCGTCCGCGCCCAGGCCGCGCTCCGGCGGACCGGCGGGACGTGCGGCGCGTGCGGCCGGCCCGGGCATACGCCGAGCCTCTCGGCCGCCGATGGGTGCTGGTTCGATCGGAACCTCGGCTGGCGCGACGAGCTCGGCCGGCCGGCCCGGGAGTGGGAGCGGCCGCATACGCACGAGCCCGAGGACGAGGCGCTCACCTACCGGGACACGCACGTCGACGTCTACCCGGCGGCACGCCCGGAGGACGATCGGCCGCTCTGTCGCGACTGCGCGCGGCGCGCGGGCTATCCGCTCGAGGCCGTCTGACGTGTGCCAGGATGGGACGCGATGAGTCCCGTCGTGGGGAGGTGGTTCTTCTCGGCAGACACCTACCGTGAACAGTGGCGGAACAGACCATGAGCGACCCCACGATCTTCGGCGAGTACGGGCGGCCGCACTGTGGGACGTGCAACGGGCCCGTCCGCGACGTCGAGGTCATTCACGGCCGGGAGGGGGCCGTCTTCCGCGTCTGGTGCCACGGGGACTACACGGCGCTCGCGGTCCCGGCGGCCGCGTTCCAGGGCGGCGAGGCCCTCGAATTCGGCACGGTCTTCGCCCGGGCGACGGCGCTCCCCACACCGGCCGAGGTCGAGGCGCGCCTGGCCGCCGAGGGCGAGGGATGACCAAGCGCCCCCCGCCCGGCTGGGCCTGGTGCAGATGCGGCCGCGTCCGGCGGCCGGCCGCGCCGACGTGCGACGTCTGCGCGCAGCTCTGGAAGGAGCTCAACGCCTGGACGCCCGACTTCGCGGCGAAGCGCCTCCCGTGCCTGAATTGCACCCTGCCCTTCCTCAGCCGGTCGAAGGGCCGGCGCCTGTGTGACGCCTGCCATGCGCGCGAGACCCCCGAGGACACCTGGGAGGGCCCGTCGCACACCGCCGGCCGCGGGCGGATGGCGGCGTCGTGAACCGCCGCGGGTTCTTCCGCGCCGCGCTCGGGGCCCTCGTCGGGGCGAAGGCGCTGCCGGCCGTCCTCGAGGCGGCGGCGCCAGTCGCCCCGCTCCTCCGCGGCGAGCTCGGCACCTTCGAGGGGGTCCGGTTCGTGGGCGCCGCGGCCCCGCGCTCGGTGGTCACCCTGGGGCAAGACCTGATCTATTTCTCGCCGGACGCGATCTATACCATCGGCCCCGGCACCACGCGCCTACTCACACATCTACGGGATGACGACCCGATCGAGTGCTTCTCGGACGACGTCTTCGTCGAACAGTGGCGGGACGCATGAGCGCCCCCACGACCGAGGACCGCCGCGCCGGGGGCCGCTTCACGCTGGAGGACTACCTCCGGGGGCAGACGATCCGGCGGGTCGAGACGGACGTCCTGGTCGACGGCACGCGCTTCGGCACCGAGCTCGAGCTCGCCGACACGCGGGACGTCGTCGGCGTCTGCGCTGTCGAGGTGCCCGAGCATGTGCGGGCCGTCAGCGGGGGCCCGCGCTGGACGCTCCGGTGGGGCCTGGTCTTCGGCGACCGGCGCCGCCTCATCGTGACGCCGGGGGCGGGCGTCCATCGCCGCCGGTACAACCGGGGCGACGGCTCGGCGGTGATGCAGGAGATGAACGAGAAGCTCGGCGGCCAGCGGATCGAGTCGATCACGAGGGGCGGGCAGACCGAGGAAGGCGCCGGCGTGACGCGGATCGGGTTCGCGTCCGGGGACCAGGCGCTCGTCTGGCCGACGCCGACCTCGATCGGCTGGATCCCGACGTGGCAGCTCCCGGAGCGGGCCGCGCATCTCATCGTGCCTGGCGTGGGCTGGCTGGGCCGGTGAGTGGCCGACGAGTGGGAGCCGTGGCGGATCCTCACGCACGCGGTCCTCACCAAGGCGCTCGACGATGTCCGGCCGTTCCCGCCCGAACCGCCGCGGGCCGCCCGGAGCTGGTATGGCTGGAAGTACCGGACCGCGCAGATCGCCGAGGCCGTCGACTTCCTGCGGCGCCGGCTCTGGGAGCCGGACTGTGTCTGGGCCGAGTGGTTGAAGCCCGACCGGGGCCTGGTCCTGCGCGAGGTCCGCTTCCGCCTGGGCGAAGCCCAGCGGTGTCCGCGCTGCCGGGGGGCCGGGTTCCTTACCCCGCCCGGCCCCCGTGGCCTCGAGTGTCGTCCCGCGTGCCCGGTCTGCGAGGGCCGGGGGGAGGTCCCGTATGAGTCCGCGTCCCGCGAAGCCGACCCCGCCCCCCCCCTCGTCGCGTCCGAGCCCGCCGGCGCCGCCGGCGGGGCTCCGGGCCCCACGCCGGAAGGTGAAGATCCGGGCCCCGCAGCGGAAGGACGCGGCGACGATCGAGGCGGAGCGCCTCGAGGAGCGCCAGGTCCTCCTAGCCCAGACGGAGGCGGCGCTCGAGGACTCGCGGCGCCGGTCGGCGGAGACCCTGATGGCCCTCCGGTCGGCGCTGGCCCAGGCGAAGGCGGACCATGATGCGCGCGTCCTCGAGCTCCGGCAGATCGTCGCGCGCCTGACCGCGGAGATCGTCACGCTCCAGGAGCAGAAGGCGATGGTCGAGGCGAAGGTGGCCGAGAAGCTCGAGGCGCTCGGGCGGCTCGAGTGAAGCTGCTCCTCCTCGGCGTCTGCCTCGGGGCCCTCGCGGTCCTGGTCTGGGGGGCCTGGTTGCTCGAGCGCGAGCGCCGCCGGCGGTGAAAGGCCCGCTGGTCCTCGAGATGATGCTCCACGGTCACCGCGTCGGGTTTCCACTCGGGCCCGCCGACTGGACGGGGAGCATCACGGTGAGCCTCCATCAGGGCCGCTTCTCGGACAAGGGCCACCGCAAGACGAGCACGCGCTACGTCTGTCGGACCTGTGGCGGCGGGCAAGTGGTCGCGTATGAGACCACCGACGGGGTCACGCCGTTCCCTCTCGCGGGAGAGCGCAGAACCTAGCGTAGACTCGACGGCGACGAGTCAAGGCATCGGGGCAGACGCGTATCACGCGCGCCCGTCGTTCTCTACGGAGGACGGCGGGCGTTTCTGTTTCGGGGAGGCGGATGGCGAAGGGCCCGAAGATCCACGACCCGATCCCCCCGGCCCCGCCGGCGGCCCGTGAGGGCTACCAGCTCGGCGGCGTCACGGGGAAGGGGTGGCTCCCGGGGCAGTCGGGCAACCCCGGCGGCCGCGCGAAGGGCCTCGGGGAGTACATCCGCAGTCAGACCGCCGACGGCCAGGAGCTCGTCGACCACGCCCTCCACACGCTCCGCAACGCGCGATCGCCCTGGGCCGCCCGGGCCGCGGCCCGCCGGGACCTCATGGACCACGGCTTCGGCCGGCCGCCCCAGGCCGTCAAGGTCAACCTCGAGGGGCTCCAGCCGATGTACGTCTTCCCGCCCGGCACGGATCCGGCGACCCCGGACGCGGAGCTCCCCGCCCCGGTCGGCGCCCCGGACGAGCACGGCCACGTCGCGGTGGTGATGCCCGAATGAGTTTCCGGATGCAGCCCTCGCGGACGGGCTGGCAATTCATGGAGTCGCCCGCCTTCGTGGTCATGCTCATGGGGCCCCGCGGCGAGGGCAAGACGACCCACGGCTACTACCGCCTACTCCACCGGGCCCAGCGGTACATCCCCCGCGCGGCGCTCCCGCTCAAGTGCGTGGTCATCCGCGACACGATGGTCAACCTCCGGGACTCGGCGATCAAGACGCTCCACGAGCTTGAGGCCAAGGGGCTCGCCGTCGAGTGGGACCATAGCCAGGGCCACGAGACGGGCGCCCTGGTCGGCAACGGACTCCTCGAGCTCCGCTTCCTCGGGCTCGACCGGATGGCCGAGGTCAACAAGCTGCAAGGCATGGGCGCCGGCGTCATCTGGCTCGAGGAGCCGGCCCCGGCCGCGGACATTTCCGGCGGGATCCCCGTCGAGGTCTTCGGCGTGGCCGCGACCTCGCTCCGCCAGGCGGGCATCGTCGACGCCTGGATCCAGATTACCTACAACCCGCCCGACGAGGACCACTGGACCCTCAAGGTCGGCGAGCGGATGCTCGAGCTCGAGCCGAAGATCCGGGCCACCATGCCGGCCCTCGGGACGCGGCCGATGGTCCGGCTCTTCCGGATCCCGAAGGGCGAGAACGCCCACTACTCCGACCAGCGGCGCGCGGAGAACCGGCTGGCCCTCGAGGCGACCGGCCGCGGCGACCTGGTGGCCCGCCTGGTCGAGGGCCAGGTCGGGCAGATCGTCCTGGGCGAGCCGGTCATCCCGGAGTACAACGACCAGACCCACGTCGCGGCGGAACCGCTCCCGATCCTGCGCTACGGCACGATCGCGCGGGCCTGGGACTTCGGGCTCACCCCGACGTGCGGCTACTGGCAGATCACGCCGCTGGCCCACGTCAACAAGCTCATGACGTTCCAGGGCGTCAACCAGGGCGTCGAGCAGCTCATCGACGAGCAGATCCTTCCCTGGGAGTCGGAGTGGCTCGGGCACTTCGAGGGCACCATCCGCGACATGGGCGACCCCGCGGGCCGGCAGCGCGAGCAATCGAACGCCGAGCACACCGCGGTCATGGTCATCGAGACGCGGCTGACGTCCCAGATCGGCCGGAACGCCCCGCGCGCCATGTTCGAGGACGGGCCGATCACCTGGCCGGCCCGGCGCGACGCCTTGAAGGCGCTCCTCAATCGGATGTCCCGCGGCCGGCCGATCCTCCAGGTCGACCCCGAGGACAAGCTCTTCCGCCGGGCGCTCCGCGGCGGCTGGCACTACCCGAAGGACGCGCTCGGCCGGATCACGCCGACCCTGATGGCCGCCAAGCGCGCCTCGGGCCTCCACGACCACGTCGGCCACATGGCCTGTTACTTCGCGTCCGTCTGCTTCCCCGTCGAGGACTACTACCGCAAGCCCGCGCGCCCGACCCTGCCGAGCCCCACCGCCCGGCGGGACCTCGCGTGGATGGGGGTGTAAGCCATGCCGCCTATGGGTGCCGTCGTCCCCGTGACCGTCACGCCCGGGCTCGAGGGCGGCCTCATGCGCCTCGAGGGGGAAGATCCGCGCTTCGGCCGGGGGCCCGCGGGGACCGGGGGGATCAACTTCCTCCACGACCTCGTGTCCATGCGGAACCCCGGCTGGGCCGGGAAGGTCCGCTTCGAGAATTCCGACGCGGGCCGCTTCCGGATCACGGCGCCCGAGGAGTACAAGCAGGGGCTCCTTGACGCCATCTCCGCGATGGCCTTCGACCCGGTGGTGGGCGCCGGCCTGACGCCGGGGTACGGCGACTTCGACACGAGCTACGGCGGCCAGGTCTACAAGCACTACGGCTACCAGGGCGGGCCCCAGGACGCGAAGTTCCAGTTCGCCCCGATGGCGGGCGGGGCGCTCACGGCGCCGCCGCCGAAGCCCCTCGGGATCGACGCCGACTGGAACCCGATCCTGGGGACCTGGGTCTACAAGGGCACGGGCACCCCCGTCCAGGCCGGCCTCGAGACCGAGGCCCAGACGGCGACCTTCGCGGCGCCGGCGGCAGGGACTCAGCTCCCCGGCGAAGCGTTCAACTACGCGGGCGGGCTCCTCGGCATCCCGATCGACCCGCGCCTCTTCGCCCTCCAGGCCCGCTACCGCTACGGCCAGGACGCGCCGCTCCTCTACAGTTACCGGACGCCGGCACCGCCTCCCCCGGAGCCGGAGCCCCTGGTCCAGTCGAGCTCGAGCCGGCGGTCCAGCGGCGGCGGCTCGACCCGCGCGCCCGCGCCGACGGCCCTCTCCGCGCCGGACCGGGGCGAGCAGTCCTACGGCGGGCTCAACGAGGGAGATTGGGGCCCCGTCGACAACACGCGCGAGGGGATCCAGGTCGGCCGGGCCGACGCCTCCCGGGATGGCTTCGGCGGCGCGGATCCGGCCGGCGGGGGGGCCGGCAGCGCGGCCGGCGGGGGCGTCGGGGATCCCGGGCGCGGCGACGCGCTGGGCAACTACTACCACGGCGGCCGCGTGCAGGGGCCGGCGGGGCGGGACCGCGTCCCGATCAACGCGACGCGCGGCGAATTCATCGTCAACACCGAGGCCGCGCGGCAGGCGGGCCCGGAGCTCGAGGCGCTCAACCGACGCTTCCAACCCCCGGCCGGCGTGCCGGATGACCGCTGGTAGGAGGGCCCCATCATGGCAACCGTCGTCCCTACGATCGAGCAGCTCGGCGTCGGCGTGCAGCGGATCACCTGGGCCTCGATGGGCTCGGGCGATGACGGGGCCTGGATGTCAGGCCTTGCCAAGTACCCGAACAAGACCGTCGAGGTGTCCGGGGCCGCCGTGACGGCCGTCGACATCCAGGGCAAGGATGCCGGCGGGACGGCGCGGGTCCTCAACGACTCGCGCGGCGAGGGGAACGCCTTGACCTTCTCGGCCGCCGACATCCGGGAGGTCCTCGAGAACACCGACAGCATCCGGCCGCTGGTGACGACCGGCACCACCGTGACCGTCCGGCTCACGGTCGGCGGGTAAGGGGGCGGCGATGGCAGAGCGCGAGATGACCTACGGGCAGGCCCTCAACGTCCTGGGGGCGCTCACTCCGTACCGCCAGGCCCTCGGGAAGCTCGAGGACCTCCTGCGGCTGGCCCACGCGGCGACGAGCGCCGCCGAGGACGCGGACCGCCGGCGCCAGGCGATCGAGCGCGAGATCGCGCAGGACCAGGAGGCGGCCGTCGCGCAGGCGGTCGAGCGCGAGGCCGAGCGCCAGGACCTCGAGCAGGCGATCGCGCGGCTCAAGCAGGCCTGGAGCGGGCTGTCCGACGGTCTGGGCGCGATGAAGGCCGAGCTGACCCGGATCACGGCCGACCGCGACCAGGCGGACCGGGACCTCACGCAGCTTCGCGTCGACCACGCGGACGTGATGGCCGAGCTCATCGCCGCCCGCGAGGCGCTCGCGGCGGCGAAGGCCGAGCGCGAGGCCCACGAGGCGGCCGCCGCCGAGGCGGAGGCCAAGCGCCAGGCGGCGGACGAGGCGCGCGCCGAGGCCGTCCGGAAGATCCGCGAGCTCGAGTAGTCGATGCCGCTCGCGCCCCTCCTCAACGCGGGCAACGTGGCCGGTGGGGGCGGCCCGCCGGCGACGCCCCCGTCCCTCTTCCTAGTGGCGATCCGTCGCCACAAGCGCCTCCGGATCATCTGGCCGTTGGCGGTCCTCCTCGAGGCGCTGCTCCGCGCATGGCGCACCTAGCCGATGGCGCGCGCCCAGATCCCCTATGAGGGCTCCGCGACCCCCGGCCATTACCTCGACAGCGAGGACTACGGCGGGACCCCGAAGGTCGTCCGCGAGACCGTCCAGGTCGGCGGCGTCGCCCAGGTGGAGATCGCCGAGGTCAAGAGCGCGAACCCGACCACCGGCCTCGCCGGCCTGGTCACGCGGACCCGGGAGCGCACGAACGGGACCGCGACCCTCGCGAATGTCGCCGACGCCAATGTCAGCACCACGCTCCTCGCGGCGAACGCCGAGCGGATCGGGGCGATCATCGTGAACGACTCCACCGAGACCCTCTTCCTCAAGTACGGCGCGACCGCGAGCTCGACGAGCTACACCGCGAAGCTCGCCCCCCAGCAAGCCCACGACGTCCGCCCCGGGTACACCGGGATCATTGACGGCATCTGGACGGGCGACGGCGCGGGCGCCGCGCGCGTGACGGAGTGGTGATGCGACGGATCCTGGCGCTCTGGCTCCTCGAGCTCCTCCTCCTCCCGACCCTGGCCCTCGCCCAGGGCGAGACCCCGGTCCGGATCAAGGACGGCGTCGCCGGCCAGGGCGAGGCCGACGTCACGAGCGGCCGGCTCCTGGTGGATCCCTCCGGGGTGACGTCGCCGGTGTCGGCCGCTTCGCTGCCGCTCCCGACCGGCGCCGCCACCGAGGCGACCCTCGGGACCTTGCTCCTCAACAGCACCCTGACGGGCCGCTTCCCGGCCGGCGGCACCCCGGCGGACAACGAGTCCAACAGCGTCACGCTCTCGATCATCCGCTCGTACCTCTACTGCTTCGACGGGTCGACCTGGGACCGCTGCCCCGGGAACAGCACCGACGGGCTCCTGGTCAACCTCGGGGCCAACAACGACGTCACCGTCACGGGCACGGTCTCCGTGTCCAACTACGACGGGATCGTCCGCGACGGCACCGGGGACACGACCCAGGCGAACGTCTCGAGCGGCCGGCTCCACGTCGACGGCTCGGGCGTCACGCAGCCGATCAGCGCGGCGTCGCTCCCGCTGCCCACCGGTGCCGCGACCGCCGCCAACCAGGACGGCATTATCCGCGACGGCGCGGGCGACACCACGCAGGCCAACGTGTCGAGCGGCCGGCTCCACGTCGACGGGTCCGGGGTCACGCAGCCGGTCTCGGGCACGGTCACCGCGAACCAGGGCGGGGCTCCGTGGTCGGTGGCTGGTCCCGCCGCCGATGGTGCGGCGGTCAGCGGCAACCCAGTACGGATCGGTGGGAAGGACGGCTCCGGCAACACCCAGGACATCGCGACCGATACGTCTGGGGAGCTACAAGTCGATGTCCTGACGCTTCCTTCGGTCACGATCGGGAGCTTCCCCGACAACGAGCCGTTCAACGTCGCGCAGTTCGGCGGATCGGCTGTCGCCACGGGGACCGGCACCGGGGGCGCGGGCATCCCTCGAGTCACTGTCTCGAACGACTCAGCGGTTCGTGTGTGGGACGGGACCAACACCGCCAGTGTCAACGGCTCGAACCAGCTCGCCGTCAACTGCGGCAACTGCACGGGCTCCGGGGTCAGCCAGCAAGACAAGACCGGCTTCACGGCGGGATCCGGGAACATGGTGCCCGTCGGTGGCTACCGGGACGATACGTCCCCGTCGACGCTTGCCGAAGGCGAGGCCGGAGCGGCGCGTCTGACCGAGAACCGGGCCTTCCACGTCAACCTCCGGGATGCCTCGGGCAACGAGGTCTCGGCTGGCGGCGGCACGCAGTACGACGAGGACACGGCCCACAATTCCGGCGACAAGCTCACGCTCGCTGGGGTGGTCCGCAACGACGCGGGCACCGCCCTCGCGGCCGACCAGGACCGCACGGTCCTCCAGGTCGACAGCACCGGAGCCCTGCGGGTCTCGGGCGGGGCCTCGGTCCAGACCGCGTCCGACACCATCACGGCCGACGAGGATACGTCGGCGCTCGCGCTGAGCGCGGGCATCAACGGGGCCGGCGTCACGATCACCGGGACCTGGGTCGCGACCCTGATCCCCGAGGTCTCGCTCGACGGCGGGACGACCTGGTCCGCGACCGATCTCTGGTCCATCGCGGGCGAGGCGATGACGCAGTCCATCACCGCCAACGGGCAGTTCGTGTTCCCGTTCCTGGCCGGCGTCTCGAACGTCCGCGTCCGCGCGGACGCGTACACCTCGGGCACCGCGACGGTGGCGTTCCGCGCCACGTCCGCGCCCTCGGTCCCGCCGTGGGGAGCCGAGCGCCCGCCGGGCGGGTCCCCGCCGACGCACGCCATGTATGCCGGGGGCACGGACGGGACCAACCTCCGGGGCCTCAAGACGGACACGAACGGGGAGCTGCAGGTCGACATCCTCACGCTGCCGACGGCCACGGTGGCCGGCACGGCGGCCGACGGGGCGGCCGTCTCCGGGAACCCCGTGCGGATCGGCGGCAAGGACGGCTCGGGCAACACGCAGGACATCGCGACGGATACGAGCGGCGAGCTGCAGGTGGACGTGCTCTCGCTCCCTGCGAACGCGAGCGTCAACGTCGCGCAGTTCGGGGGCTCGGCCACCGTGACCGGCACGGGCGCGAGCGGGTCCGGCATCCCGCGCGTCACGGTCTCGAACGACTCGGCGGTCCGCATCCGGGACGACGCCGGGAACGAGATCAAGTCCTCGACCGGGCGGCCGCTCAACGCGGATCGCGGGCTGACGGTGCGGCAGCCGATCGCCTGCACGCAGAAAATCGCGATCAGCCAGACCGCCGACACGCAGCTCATCACGGGCACCTCGGGCCAGCGGGTCTACTTCTGCGCCATCTTCATCAACGCGAACGCGGCCGAGACATGGAACCTCATCGAGGGCACGGGCTCCGTCTGCGCGACCTCGCCGACGGCGATCATCGGCTCGACGACTGAGGGCAGCGGGGTGTCGTCGGCGGCGCAAGGCGGGGTGGCGATGGCGACCGGGGTGCCCTTCATGCAAACCGGCGTGGACACCAACAACGTGTGCCTGACCCAAGTGGGCTCAAGCCGCATTACCGGCTTCATCTCGTATGAAGTCGCGGCGAACGACTAAGGGGGAATGATGGCTGCGCTCGAAAGTATTGCCCTGCTTCTCCAGGTGATCCGCAACCTCGAAGGGCTGCGGCGCGACATGCGCGCCAACGCCAAATCGTACAAGGCCAACCTCGCGGCGGGCCGGACCCCGGCGCAGGTCGCGATCGTCATGGAGCAGGACGCCCGGGAGTATCGCAAGCGCCTCGACTGGCTCGATCCGTTCCGCGTGCCGGGCACGAAGCGAGATGTCCTGCTCAACGGCTTCCAGCGCGTCGGCGTCGTGGAGAGTGACGCGGTGGACATCCTGACGGAACTGGACCCCGTCATCACGGCACAGTTCAACTTGTCGACAAGCACCCCGACCGCGGCGCAGATCAACAACGGCATGGACACGCTCCTCGCCACGGTGCCGCCCCACCAAAGCCTCTGGCCCGATGCCGGCACGGCGACGGAGCCGACCTAGTGGCTCTCGCCGTCGATAACGGGCTCTTTGGGCACGTGTTCGTGCGCCGCGTGGACTACGACGGCGTGGGCGACACGCTGCCCGCCCACACCCACGGGCAGGACCACATCACGGTGTGTTGCGCGGGGCGGCTCGAGGTCCGCATCCAGAACGCCCCGGCGCGGGTGCAGACGTTGCGCCCCGGCGAGTGGATCGAGGTGCCGGCGCGAGCGATGCATGATCTCGTGGCGCTGGACCCCGACACCGTGAGTCTCTGCATCTTCGCCATCCCCGATGACGGCTCGATGAGCGGGACGCACTGATGGCCTGGACGAAGGGGATCAACTTCCGCCAGACGTCGGGATACGTCACCGACGCGGCCGATGACACCTATCTGCTCGACGATGGCGGAGATAACGGCGAAGACTACCCTGTCACCCGCAACGGGGTAACATTCGGGTATACCTCGGTGATTGGGATTCAGGAGCGCGACCGGAATAGCAGCAACAACGCCAAGCTCGCGGGGTTTCACTTCCCCAGCGCCGAAGCCAGCGAGGTCACCGTCCGCGTCGATCTGACCGCCGCCGGCACCTACAACGTGCGTGTGGCGATGGGCGATCCTAGCTACGCCCGCACCGGCATGAAAGCCATCATCCGGGACAACGGGTCCGACAAGTTCACCGTCTCGGGGAACACGGCGTCGGCTAACAACTTCCTCGACGCCACCAGTGCCGACCTGACGCACAACGATTGGGTGTCGAGCAACACGCCGCAATCGGTCGCGTTCGCGTCGACCGTCGCCCAAATCGTGATCGGGGACGGCGCGACCGGACCGTCGACCTTCGCGCATGTGTCCTTCGAGCAGCTTGGCGACGAACACGGTCCCCTCCCGAGCCCGCCCGACCACGGGACCCCCGGGGCCGTCCCGCTACACGGCACCCCCGGCGCGGTGCCGGTCCACTGAATGCGCCGCTTGCTGGCCGCCCTCGCGTGTGTCCTCGCCCTGGCCGGCCCGGCCCTGGCCGGGATGCCGACCGTCGTCAACGACGTGACCACGAACAACGGCGTCGGCGGGGTCCAGGTCGCCTTCCCGGCCGGGCTCGCGACGAACGATGTGTGTCTGCTCTTCATCGAGACCGCGAACGATGCCACGGCCTCCAGCATCGCGACCCAAGGGAGCCAGACCTGGGCGCAGGTGACCAATTCGCCCCAGGGCACCGGGGCGGCCGGCGGCGCGTCCTCGACCCGGCTCGCCGTCTTCTGGGCGCGCTACGACGGCGGCGGCACAACCGGGCCGACCACGAACGATGCCGGCGACCACAACGCCGGGATGATGATCTGCTTCCGGGGGGTCAAGACGACCGGCGACCCCTGGAACATCACGGCCGGCAACGTGGACGCCACCAGCGACACGAGCCTGTCCGCGACCGGGGCCACGACGACGGCCGATAACTGCCTCGTGGTCATCGCGGCGACGCTCATGGACGACGCGCAGAACTTCGGCGCGACCTGGACCAACACCGACCTCGCGAACATCACCACGAGCTACGACACGGCCGCCAACAACTTCGGCCACGCCTCGGGGAACGACGGGCGCGTGATGTTCGTCACCGGCGAGAAGGCGACGGCCGGAGCCTACGGGGCGACGACCAACACGACCTCGGCCAACAGCACGAAGGGCATGATGACGATCGCCCTAGAGGGTGCGGTGGTGACCTGTCCGATGACGCGCAGCCTCATGGGTGTGGGCTGTTAGGGAGGTGAGGACGATGCGACGCACGCTCGCGTGGATCCTGCTCGCGGCCCTCGGGCTCGGCCTGGCGCCGGGCCTGGCCGACGCCCAGTGCCTCAAGCACTCCTTCGTGTCCGGCAAGCCGGACGGCGCCGACGCCTCTCTGGTCCGGCCGAGCGACTGGAACGACTGCCACCAGATCGACGGCGGCACCACGGGCCAGCTCTTCCAGCGGGACACCGGGGCGTCCGACGGCTGGTCCTGGGTCGCCGCGCCGGACATCTACGGCCCGAGCTACCTGACCCTCACCAACAAGACCGGCGGCTCCCTCGCGGTGAACGACGTCGTCGCCATCGACACCGCGAACGACTCCGCGGTGACGCTCGGGGACACGCTCAACAGCCTCCAGACCTATGTCGTCGCCGCCGAGTCCATCTCCAACAACGTCGCCGGGAAGTTCTACCACCGGGGCCTGGTGACGGTAAAGGTCCAGGGGAACGTCACCCGGGGCCGCTACCTGGTCAAGAGCGCCACCACGCTCGCCGCCCAGGATAGCGGGACGCTCATGACGAGCTCGGCCTCCCCGCCAGCGGGGGCCTTCGCGGTCGCCACGACCGCCTACGGCGGCGGGGGCGCCGGCACGGTCACGGCGGTCCTCCTGGGGGCGACGCTCCCCCAGGTGGACCCGGCCTCCCTCCCGGGGGCGAGCTACTTCCAGTTCGAGGAGATGACGCCCCCGTCGACCCCGTCGGCGAACCGCGTCCGGCTCTTCGTCCCGACCGAGACCCCGGCGGTCAACCGGCTGAACGTCCTCGACGCGACGGGGCAGACGGTCGCCCTGAGCGGGGTGCTCTTCCGCGAGGTCGGGAACCCGATCAAGAACATTGTCAACACGACGACGGAAACCTCCCTCTTCACGACGGCCCCGACCATCAAGGGCGGGACGCTCGGCACGAGCCGAGGCCTCCGCGTCACGGTCTTCCTCGACCTTCTGAACGACACCGGCGGCGGCATCACGACGACCGTCCGGATGAAATACGGCGGCACGACCTTCGGCACGCTCAACGGCGTAGCCATTGACGCCTCGGCGACCCGTTTCGCCTTCCGGTACGATGGGCTCCTCCACGCGGTCGGAGCGACCAACGCCCAGATCGGCTCGCTCTCCGGCCTCTACGATCCGTCGGCCGGGAACGCGGGCGTCACGGGTGGGCAGCCAGGCGCGGCGCTCCCGGCCGGGCACTCGCCCCACACGGGCCTGACGGTCGACTCCACCGCCGACCAGACACTCGAGATCACGGCGCAGCACAGTAGCGCGAGCTCGAACCTGAGCGTCCGCCCCTACCTGATCCTGGTGGAGCTCCTCTAGATGGCCGTCGGCGAGCTGCACTCCCGGACCCTTGGCAAGTTCCTCGGGTACCCCGATTGGGCCGCGGCGTCGCCCGACCAGCCGGCGGCGGCCCAGGCGCGCGTGGACCGGCTCCGGCAGCGGTTCGTCGAATACTGGACCCACCCGCTCTGGCAGCGGTGGCGCCGCCAGGCCGGCGAAGACTACCTCTTCGTCATCGGCGAACAGTGGGATCCGGACGTCCGCCGGAAGCTCGAGGCCCAGGAGCGCACGGTCCTCACGATCAACGAGATCCGCCCGGTCGTCGAGGTCCTGACCGGCTACGAGCGGTCCGCGCGCCTCGAGGCCAAGCCGATCCCCGAGGGGCGCGAGGACCTCGAGAACGTCACCCTCCTGGGGCGCCTCATGAAGCGCGAGATGGACAACCAGGACGGGGAGTGGATCCTCTCGGAGGGTTTCAAGGACGGCGTCGTCACGGGCCTGGGGACCTGGCGGGTCGGCATCAACTACGACAGCGACCCGATCCACGGCGAGGTCGAGCTCCGGAAGATCCGCCTGGGCGAGTGGCTCGCCGATCCCTACAGCGAGCGGTACGACTGGAGCGACGCCCGGGAGCAGTTCTGGCATCGGATGGTGCCGGTCGACGACGTGGTGGCCGCCTGGCCGGACCACGAGACGGATATTCGCCGGGCGGTCGAGACCTACGCCGTCGCCGCCGGCAAGGTGCGCGAGCAGATCGTCGAGGGCGTCGACCCGCTCGATAACTACCGGCGGCGCGACATCCTCGACGCGATCAGCTTCTACGACGAGACGGCCCACGAGGTCCGGATCGTCGAAGCCTGGTTCCGCGAGTGGGAGACGGTCCACCTCCTCGTGGACCTCCGGGAGGACCGCGTCGAGGAGATCCCGGACGACCCCGTCACCCTCGAGGCCGCCCGGGCCTGGGCCCAGCGCGACGAGGACGTCCGGGTGATTCGCCGGCAGCGCCGCGTGGTCAAGATGAGCGTCATCCTGCCGGCCCTCGGGATCGAGCTCGAGCACGGGAACCCCTTCGAGAACGACACCCAGGACTACCCCTTCGTCCCGTTCGTCTGCTACCGCGAGCTCGACGAGATCCTGGGCATCGTCCGGAACCTCAAGGACCCCCAGCGGGAGGTCAACAAGCGCCGCTCCGCGATGGCCGACAACATCGCTCGCTTCGGCGCGATCCGCTGGTTCGCCCACCGCGGGACCCTCGAGAACGAGTCCGGCCTCGAGAGCGGCCAGGGCGCCGGGCACGTCTACTGGCTCCGGAGCCGCGAGGCCCCGGTCCCGCAACAGGTCACCCCGCCGCAGATGCCCCCCTGGGTCTGGCAGATGCAGGCCGTCGCGAAGCAGGAGATCAAGGAGATCAGCGGCGTCAACGCGGACCTCATGGGGCAGCGGGACGCCGACGCCTCGGGCATCGCGATCGCGCGCCGGCAGCAACAGGGGCAGATCATCGCGACCGCCATCTTCGACAACTACAAGCGGTCCCGCCGGCAGATCGCCCGGCGCTTCGCGAAGCGCGTCCAACAGGTCTACACCGCGGAGCGGACGGTCCGCCTGGACACCGGCGCGGCGGACACCGACTTCGTGACCCTCAACCAGCGCCAGGTCGACGCCGAGAGCGGCGCGATCACCACGTCGAACCGGATCCCCGACGTGAAGATCGACGTCATGATCGCCGACTCGCCGTCGACCCCGACCGCCCGGATGCAGGCGACCCAGACCCTCATGGACCTGATCCAGCGCGCGCCGGCCCTGGCCCCGGTCCTGGTCGACTTCGTGGTCGAGCTCTCGGACATCCCGGAGCGGGAGCGGGTCCTGGCCCGGATCCGGACCCTCATGCAGCGGCAGGGCCTCATCGACGCCGACGGGAACCCCGTCGCCACCCCGCCCGCGGCGGCGATGCCCGGGGCCGCCGGGCCGCCCCCGATCCCCGGGCGGACCCAGCGGGGCCAGCCGAACGCCTACGAGCCGGGGGCGCTCCCGATCCCGAAGGACGGCGTCACGACGGCCCGTCGCCAGGCCGGGATGCGGACCCCGTGAGGGCCGTTCTCGCGAGGCCGCGGGAAACGTGTGGTAGAGAGGAAGCGATGCGACAACGGTCCCCGGTTGAGATCCCGCGAGGTCCCCGTATGAGATAGCACCGGTCGCCGAGACCGACCGGGGCAGACGCGAACCACGCGCGCCCGAGGGCTCCCAGGAGCTCTCCGGCGCGCGTGTCGTTTTTCGGGGAGGCCCCCCCGTTACCAAGGCCCATCGGACGCCGGCCCGTGAGACCCGGCACAGGGAGGTAGGCAGCGATGGCACCAGAGACCCAAGTGGTCGACCCGGATCAAGAGGTCCTCGAGGTCCAGCTCCCGGCGGACTTGCTCCAGGACGTCCCGGTCGAGGTTCCGGCGGACGCCGAGACCCCGACACCGGGCGCCGAGGGCAGCGAGCCGGCCGCGACGACCGCCGAGGGCGCGCCCCCGGCGACGGAGACCCGCCCCCCGGACGGGGAGAAGCGGGCCCCGATGGTGCCGAAGGCGGCGCTCGATGCTGAGCGCAGCCGACGGAAGGAGTATCAGCGGAAGTTCGAGGAATCCGAGCGGCTCCGGGAGGAGTACCACCAGGAGGCCGCCCGGGCGCGCCGGGAAGCCGAAGCCCGGCGTCAGCCGGAACGGCCGAATTACGAGGACACCAACCGCTTCAAGAGCCTCAACGACATCGCCGCGGACCTCGAGCAGCGCATCGAGCAACGGGTCCGGGGCGAGCTCGCGGCGCGCGATGCGGCCCTGGTGGCCGAGAAGGTGGCCCGCACGCAGACGGCCTTTGAGCGCGACCACAAGGACTACCGGGACGTCCTCCGCCGGAGCGGCGTCCTGGCGGACATCCGACCGGACGCGCAAAGCGGGCGCCCCCGGGACCCGTGGCTCTACCAGCACATCTACCAGTCCGAAGACCCCGCGCGGACGGCCTACGAGTACGCCCAGGGCCGCCTCGCGAAAGAACGCGAAGCCGACGCGGAGATCCGTGGGGAAGCCCGCGGGCGCCGCGAGACCGTTCAACAGGTCGTAGCCGCGGCCGACCGGCCGCGTGGGATCGGCGCTCTTCCCGGTTCCACCTCCGCTCGCACCGGGCTCACGCGCCCGCAGATTCACGCCATGACCGACGACCAAAAGGCGCGCTTGAAGAAGGACCGCCCGGACGTGTGGCAATGGTACCTGGGGGGCGCCTGACCCGGAGGAGTCGACTCCCATGATCGCCACCATCCGGACCCTGTGGGCGAGCGTCCTCGCGGCGCTCGTCACGCTGTTCTGGACGCCGACCCGTCTCCTGCGTGCGGCCGGTGAGGCCCCACGCCTCCTCGAGACGCCGACCCAGCGGCTCCTCCGCCTCGGCCTGTCCATCTCGGGCGGGGCCGACACGACCGTGGCCGGCGGCGCCGCGATCGCCGTCCAGGCCTGGTCCGACGACATCTGGCTCGAACTGCCCGAGGCCGTCTTCATGGCGCCGTACCTCCAGAAGGAGGTCAACGCCATCATCCAGGTCAAGGAAGAGCTCGACGGGAAGCCCGGCGAGAAGATCACCTTCACCCTGGCGCGGCAGCTCACCGGCGCCGGCGTCACCGGCGACACGACGCTGGAAGGCTCCGAAGAGGCGATGACGTTCCACTCCGACGACGTCACCCTCAACCAGTACCGGAACGGTGTCCGCCTCGCCGGCCGGCTGTCCGAGCGCCGCACGGCGTTCGAGCAGCGCAAGGTGGCGAAGCAGCTCCTCAAGGACTGGCTGGCGGACCAGATCGACGACAAGATTTTCACCGCCCTCTCGACCTCGCCCTCGTCCGGCCGCGTGGCCTACGGCGGGGACGCGGTCTCGACGGCGACGATCGAGTCGGGCGACTACCTCGACCTGGCCCTCATCTCGCGGGTCAAGGTCATCGCCCGCAAGGCGACGCCGCAGATCTTCCCGGTCCGGATCGAGGGCGGGGACTACTTCCTGCTCGTCGTCTCCCCGGACTCGCTGCATGACCTCAAGCTCAAGGATCCCGCGTGGTCCCAGGCCCAGCGCGAGGCGCAGGAGCGGGGGAAGATGAACCCCCTCTTCACCGGCGCCGAGGGCATCTGGGACGGTGTGGTCATCCGGAGCTCGACCCGGACCGCGCTCGCGACGACCTGGGGCGCCGGCAGCAACCTCGCCGGCTCCGAGAACCTCTTCCTGGGCCGCCAGGCCGGCGTCTTCGCCTGGGGCGAGCGCCCACAGTGGGTGGAGCAGTCCTTCGACTACGCCAACAAGATCGGCTTCGCCATTTCCGCGATCTACGACGTGACGAAGGCGGTCTTCAACAGCGTGGACAACGGTGTCATCACCGTGCGGACCTTCCGCAGCAACATCTCGTAACCCCTGACGCCGGACCCCGGGGGGCCCGCGCCCTCCGGGGTCGCCGGCGCGGGAGAAGGAGTCGCGTGCTATGCCGCGCAAGCCGTCGGACAAGGAGCTCGCCCCGCAGGGGGCGGTGGCCGTGATGGACCCGCTCGAGCGCGAGGCCGAGCCGGTCCCGATGCGGACGCTCGAGCCCGAGGACCAGGAGATCACCCTCCGGCCCCCGCGGCAGGAGCGGTCGGATCCGACGATGTGGGCGGTCGAGGCGCGCGTCGTGTACCTCGGCAACCACCCCTCGAAGAACGTGTATCTCCGCGGCTCCGTCCGGGAGATCGCGGATCCCAGCCGCCCCGGCGGCAAGCTCTATCTCCCCTCGACCGAGGGGGCGACCAGCTACGACTTCGCCGCCGTCGACACCAACGGCCTCCCGATCCGCGAGCGGCAGACGCGGAAGGAAGGCAAGCCCTGGCATGTGGTCCGCCACATCGGGCACCTCGCCTGGTTCCTCCGACACGAGGGCGCGGACGACGCGCCGGAGTTCTCGGTGCGGGCCACGCCGGAGGTCGCCCATCGCATTGAGCGGTTCGTGCGGATGGAGCTCGAGCGCGAGCGCCGAGACGTGGACCGCGGCCGGCCGGTGCTGGCCGCGATGGGCCTGGCCTAAGCGGCCGGGCGGGAGGCAGACATGGTCATTCAACCGCGCGGCGTGGGAGGGGAGAAGGACCTCTTCAACCTCCTCCAGGCGCTCGTGAACCGCACCACCTACGGGAACTATCGGGTCGGCACCACGACCACCCGCGTCCGGGCGGACGCCCACTCGTTCTGGATCAAGGACCAGGCGTATACGGTGGCCGCCGCGGATCCCGTCGCCGACTTCGACAACAGCTTCACGAACCTGGGCGCCGGCGAGTGCTGCCGGGTCCGGCTCGAGATCGACACGGCCGGGGCCATCACGGGCAAGCAGGGCGCCATCGCCTCGGCGATCGCCCTGGCGCCGATCCCGCGCCGCTCGGCCAACAAGACGACGGTCGCCATCATCGAGATCGCGGTGGCGGCCGGCTTCACCTTCGGCACGACCGCCTACAACGCCGCCGGCGTGACCTTCCGCCAGGGCGATCCGGACCTCGGCGACGGCACCGGGCTCCCGCCGCACGACCGCGGCATCAGCGCGGAGGTGCTGACCGGCGCCTAAACCGGGCCGGCGCGACCGGGACCCGAAGTGTAACGACCCACGCTTCACACGCTGAGGAGGCTGTGATGGGCACCGACTACCAGGGCAAGAGCGCCCCCTGCGCTGACGAGGTCCGCTCGAGCTACGGGGCGTTCGCCCCGAAGGGCGAGCCGAAGGACGTGAGCCTCCACGGGGGGGCCAACGCCGGTCCGGGCCCCTCGAAGGGGATGGAGCTCTTCGGCAAGAGCCTCGAGACCACGCGCCACGACCAGACCTCGCGGGCGAAGGTCAATGACCCCTTCATGCAGTCCCGCGAGGCCGAGATCCAGTCGAAGACCAAGCCGGGCAAGCAGCGGCCGGCCTAGCGGTCAGGGCAAGAGGTCGCGTGCTGGGTGAGGGCACGCCCCAAGGAGGTGCTTCGCGACGTTGCAGTTCCAGCAGAGCACCTGAAACCCCTGGGGGAACCCCTGCCGGCGCAGCCACCAACACACACTGGTCCGGCCAACGAGGGCACGATGCCGAGCTCCATCGCCGTTCGCATGGTCGATGGTAAGGAACGCGCTCTCAGTCTCCCCGCAACAGGCGCACTTGCCGCCATAGGCGGCGAGAACCTCCGCTCTCACGACCTGGTCGTATCGCCGGTTTCGCGGGGCGGAGCAGGCACCGCACTGAGAACGGTACGAGCGGCCCAGGCGCCAGAAGGCGTCCAGCGCCTTTACCAGGCCACAGGCGGTACATCGCCGCCGACCGCTCGCGAGCGGCATCTGCGTGCGGCGCCCTCGGGGCCCCACGCGGTAGCCGCCTGTGCGCTCGGCCATGTAGGCGGCATAGCACGGATGGCAGTACGCCCGGGCGCGCGTGGGCCCGAAGGTCTCGCGCGGCCGAAAGTCACGGCATCTCGGACACCACCGCGTCCCCGGAGGACCGACATGTCGTCCCACGATGGGACATGCTAAGCACCTTTACTGAGTTATTTCAAGACGTCCTGGATCGAGCCGGGGAGAACCTCGCCGACACCAGCGGCGACTTCTATGTCGCCGCGCAGCGGGCGACGGTCCGCGGGTACCGGGAGCTCTGCAACCGGCACCCGTTCCTGTTCCTCCGGGCCCCGCAGCCCGCGGCCTTCGTCACGGTCGCCCCGTATGCCGCGGGCCTGGTCACGCTGACCGGGGGCTCGGCGACCGCGACCTTCTCGATCGCGCCGGCGGTGGGCCTCGGGTCCTTCGCCGGCCGGAAGTTCTACCCCCTGAGCTCGAGCCAGGGGTTCTACCGGATCCTGACCCACACGGCCGGGAGCGCCAGCTTCGACCTCGACGTGGCCTGGCAGGGCACGGACGGGGCGGTGCCCTTCACGGTCTACAAGGACGAGTACACCCTCACGACGCCCTACAGCGGCGGCACCCTCCGGCATCTCCTGGGCATCTACAGCGCCCAGGACGGCCGCGAGATCGAGCTCATCAGCGAAGAGAAGCTCCGGGAGGATTGGCCGGAGCCGCGCACCGGCGCCGACGAGCCGCTCCGGGCGGCCCGGATCGGGATGACCGGGATCCGCCTGAGCCACTACCCGACCGTCGCGCGCCGCTACGAGGTCCCGCACACGCTCTACCCCCCGGACCTCGACGGGGTGGGGGTCACCATCCTGGTCCCGACCCCGTACCGCCAGCTCATCGCCGACGCGGGCCTCTACTTCCTCCATGCCATGCGGAACGACAACCGCGCGGACGGGGCGGGCGTGCTCTTCGGGAAGGGCGTCGAAATCCTCATCGTCGAGGACGGCCGCCTCAAGCAGGCGCTCAACGGGCCCCGGTACCCCACGACGGGGCCCTACCGCTAGGCCATGTATACCGGCCTCAAGCCCCAGATCCCCGTCGGCGAGGACGGGATGTATGGGCCCCGGCGGGTCCCGATCACGGGCCTCATCCTGGCCCGCGGCATCACCCTCGAGAACAATCAGATCGAGAAAGAAGGCGGGGCCCAGCGGCAGAACGTCTCGGCGCTCCCCGGCCCCATCCGGGGGCTCTGGGATTGGTGGCCGGAGTCGGCGACCCAGCGCACCGTCGCCGTCACCATCGGCGGGGGGATCTACCTCGACGACGGCGTGAGCTGGACCTTCGCGATCACGGCCCGGCCCGAGGGGGCGATCAACACGGGCCGGCCGCCCTACTTCGTCGAGGGCGGCCAGGAGGTCCCCGGGGCCCCGAAGAAGCTCTTCCTCTACACCGGGGCCTCGCCCATCCAGGTCGGCGTCGGGGACTTCCTCACGATGGCGCCGCTCGACCCCGCCAAGCGGCCCCTCGATTGGGTGGGGGCCCGCCAGCCGTCCGTCGGGATCATCCACGAGGGGCGGCATTGGGCCTTCCTCCAGCACACGGCCTACTACACGCCGTCCAGCGACCACGAGGACTTCGTGGGGACCGGCGCCGGCTCGATCCCGATCGGGCCCGGCGAGGGCGACGAGATCGTCGCGGCGATGTCCTTCCGGAAGATGCTCGTCCTCTGGAAGCGGCCGAACGGGGTCTATGTCATTGACACGTCGAACCCCGATCCGGCGGCCTGGCGGTACGACATCCAGAGTCGCGCGGTGGGGACCTCGGGCCCCTGGGGCGTCACGCCGATCCCGAATGACGTGGCCTTCATCGACACCGAGGGCTCGGTCCACGCGCTGTCCGCCACCTCGGTCGAGCGGGACGCGGAGAGCTCCGACCTCACCACGCCGAAGCTCGGGACCTGGATCCGGGAGCATGTCGACGCTGAGGCCCTCGGGCGCGCGACGATCGTCTGGTACGGGGATAAATCCCTCGCCTATGCGCTCCTCCCGGCCCGCGGCTCGGTCGGCCAGACCGTCCCCGCCTTCCAGGCGGATGCGTTCCAGGCCGACGCCTTCGGGACGCAGGCCGCGGGCCCCCTGGCGCCCTATCGGCTGACGCTCGACTTCAACAATCCGGCCGTCGGGCCCCGCTTCTGTTACAGCGACCGGGACGAAGCGACGTGCCTCACCATGCGCCGACACCAGGGCATCACCCGCCCCTACATCGGGACGACCTCCGGCCATGTGTACCGCCTCGACATGCCGGACCGCTCGAAGGACGGGGCCGGCTACATCGGCGAGTTTCAGACCGACCACACCGACCTGGGCGAGGTTGTCCCGGAGTGGCGCGGGCGCATCAAGAATTTCGACTACCTCGAGTTCTGGGTGGAGGGGCTCGGGGAGCACACGCTGTATGTCGACGTCTGGATCGACGGGATCCTCAAGACGCTGACGCCGCTCGCGTTCAATGTCGCCGCGACCGGGGTGCCGCTCGGCGTGTTCGTGCTCGACGTCGACCGCCTAGCGGAGGCGCGCATCATCCACCGGCGCCGGCGGCTCCTCTGGCGGGGGACGCGCATCTCCTTCCGCGGCTACAACAGCGAAGCCGGCGCGAGCTTCAAGATCATCAAGGCCTTCATCGGGGCCAAGGTGGCGGAGTGACCATGCTCAACCGACGACAGTGGAGCGGCCTCGCCCTGGCGGTCTTGATCCTCGCAGGGGCCCAGGCCGAGGGCGCCGGGAACTGCGGCGTCTACAAGGTCTGGTCGAACAACGAGGTCCTCACGGCGCCGGACCTGAACAACAGCATGACCCAGGCCGCCACCACGAACAGCACGACCCAATGCGTCGACGATTACTCCGCCACCGTGTCGCAGATGCAGTCGGCGGTGAACCCGTATCCGAGCGGAGCGGAGAGCCAGGCCACCTCCCTCGCCGGCGAGCTCGAGCGCCTCCGGTACCAGCTCAAGCTCCTGACCCGCGGGGCCTCGAGCGGCGTCTACTGGTACCAGACGCCCGTCGAGCCCAACCGACCGAATTACCTCCTCAACGGGTCGATGGAGAAGTGGTCGAACGGGACCACCGTCGCGCCGGATAACTGGACCTTGTCCGGGGCCGGCGCGACGATCGCGCGCGACGCCGGCCAGATCAAGCACGCCGTCTACAGCGCGGCCGTCACGCGGAGCGGCGCCGACGCCAGCCTGAGCCAGGCCATTTCGACGGCCGCGGGCGGGACGAGCTACTTCCGCGACCGGACGTACACCTTCGGGGCCTGGGTGCGGGCCACCGTGGCGACGCGGGCCCGACTCTCGCTCGCGGACGGGGTCGCGACGACCTTCTCGAGCTACCACACGGGCGGCGCGAATTGGGAATTTCTCACGGTCACGCGGACCCTCTCCGGGTCGGCGACGGGCATCACCGGGGCCCTCAGCGTCGACACCGGAGACACGACCGCCTACATCGACGCGGCCATCCTGGTCGAGGGCTACCTCTCGCCGGTCTTCACCCCGCACCCCTCGGAGGCGACGGCGACGGCCGCCACCGGGGCGCGCGTCTACAACAGCCTCAACATCTCGATCGGCAACAACGCCTGGACCGCGGTGACGTTCGACACCGAGCGGTTCGATACCTCGGACTTCCACTCGACGAGCTCCCAGACGAGCCGGCTCACGATTCCCGCGGGCGGGGCCGGGAAGTACCTGATCGGGTGCTCCCTCCAGTGGGCGGGGCACGCCACCGGGGACCGCGGGGTCGAGATCATGCTCGGCGGGACGACGAGCCTCGCGCGGCAGCGGCAGCCGGCCGCGAACGCCACCGCCGGCAAGGAGACGACGGTCGTCACCGCGTACAGCCTGGCGGCCACCAACTATGTCGAGTGCAACGCCTTCCAGGACTCGGGCGGGTCGCTCAACACGCAGGCGGCGACCAACTACGCCCCGGAGTTCTGGATCTACTGGCTCGGGCCATGAGGCACGCGATGCGACACGTCGGAGTCGTCCTGGTCCTGGTGGGGACGCTGGCCCTCGAGGCCGGCGCGGAGACGCGCACCTATCTCCGGCCGCACAAGGCGCCGCTCCTCCAGGAGCAGCTCCAGGCGGCGGGGATCCCCGCGGTCGTCGAATCCGACGGCGGGCAACGGCTCCGAATCACGGTGCCGGACGCCCAGGCGGCGGCCGCCGAGGCGATCGTCCTCGCTCACAACCCCGGTCTCCCGTCGAGCCTTGAGGCCCGCGAGGCGGCCCGCCTGGCGGCGGAGCTCGCCCTCCGGACACGGACCGAGACCGCGCACGTCGCCATCCAGGGCGAGAACCTCCCGACGCCGGCCCAGGTCGCGGCGATGGTGGACGCGCTCTTTCCGGATCCGACCTACACCGACGCCCAGCGGACCTTCTTCCGCCGCGTCGTGCGCGCGCTCCTCTTCCTGATCCAGGAGCGGGGGTTCGACCAGCCGTGACGCACACCGTCCAGCGGATCGGCTGGGACGACCCGCTCGTGCCCCGGCTCCTCGCGATGATCCCGGGCCCCGTGCATCACGGCCCCGATCGGACCTGGTGGCGCCTGGACCGAGACGGGACCCCGATCGGCGTCGCGTCGGGCGGCCCGATCCGCGGCGAGTTCTACCTCGAGCACGTCGCCATCGACGCGGCGGCCCGGTCCTTCGCCGGGATCCGGACCTTGCTCGGGGCGATCCGCGCGGACCTCGCGAGCCGCTGGGCGCGCGTCTGCCTGGCGATCCCGACGGGCTCGCCCTACGGGCTCGGGCTGGCGTACCTCGGCTGGCGGTGCTACGCGGTGACGGATGCCCTCGAGTGGTGGACGGCCCCCACGGAGGCCACGGCATGAGCTTCCTCGGCGACTTCTTCTCCGGCGACAACGGCCCGCCGGCCCCCGCGCCGGGGCCGACGAGCATCGTCCTCGAGGGCGGGGGGCCCGAGCTCCCCGCGGCGCCGGCGTTTGTCGGCGCCTCCGACGAGGAGAAGGCGCTCCTCGGGTTCCAGCTCGAGCGGTTGAAGAAGGCCGCCGCGATGCAGGACGCGATCCTCGCGAGCCTCGAGCGGCAGTATGGCCGGCCGTTCGCGGACGTCTTCGCCGAGCAGTTCAAGCAGTACCAGGAGCTCCAGGTCCGGATGCTCGACCAGCAAGCCGCCGCGATCGGCGAGCAAGAGACGTTCCGGAAGGAGTACGCCGCCGCGGTCGGGATGGCGCCGGGCGAGGTCGCCGCCCAGCTCGCCCGGCGCGAGGTCACGCTCTCGGGCTACCTCGACGAGGACATCGGCCGCCAGCGCGAGATCGCCGGAACGTACATGGACCGCTTCCGCAAGGCGGCCGCCGGCGAGGTCGCGGATCCGGCCGTCGCGCGGATCATCGCCGAGGAGCGCCAGGCGCTCGACGAGCGGATGCGCGCGCAGTACGGGCCGGGCTGGGAGAGCACGACGCCCGGGAGCCGCCGGCGCGGGGACTTCGACACGGCGGTCCGCGAGGGCCTCTACCGGATGAACCGGGCCGAGATGGATACCGCGCGCGGCGCGGCGACGGAAGGGCTCCTCCCGTTCCTGGCGCCCGCCTACACCGCGGCGCCGATGACGCGGGAGCTCATGGGGCAACGCGGCGACCTCTTCGCCGCGTCGTCGCCGATGACGAGCGCCGGCCCGATCCTCTCGTTCACGAGCACGCCGGTCCAGGGCGGGAACGACCTCTTGTCGATCCTCCAGACCGGGCGCAACCAGCAGAACCTCTTCAACGCCGGGCTCTACAACACCCAGGCGCGGAACGCGGTGGACGTCTTCGGCACGCAGTACGGCGTGGGCGGGGCGCTCCTCCGCGACTACTACGCCAACCAGGGCGCCGCCGCGCGCCAGCGGTTCGACGCGGGCAACGAGCTCCTCGGCGGCCTCATCGGGGCCGGCGGCTCGCTGGGCGCCGCCGCGATGATGATGTAGGGGGCGACCAATGGACACGGGGCAGGGGCTCGCCCAGGCGGGGCGCGTGCTGGGCGGAGCGATGGTCGCGTCGTCGAAGAGCAAGACCGACGCCGAGGCCGCGCGGCGGCGCAAGCTCGAGTATGAGACCCAGCTCCGCGAGCTCCGGGCGATGCTCGAGCGCCAGATCCAAGAGGCGCGCGCGGAGTTTCAGCGGGCGGTGCAGGACCTCCGGATGCGGTACGAGTCGGCGGAGGCCCCCGGCGAACCGGCCCCGGCCGAGGTCCCCGGCGGCGGACCCGGCCTCGAGGTCGGGATCGAGCCGGGCGGCATGGCGCCGACGGTCGACATGACACCCCCGGGGCCGATGGGCGGCCTCGAGACGGCCTACTAGGGGAGCGACGCCAATGGGACTCGGACGCGGCATCGCGAGCGCAGGGGACGCCGTAGCGCGGGCGATGCTCGAGCGCCGCCGCGATGAGGAGCGGCAGGCCCGCGAGGCCGCCGAACAGGCGCGGTGGAATCGGGACATGGACCTCCGGGAGCGGCGGATCCGCCTCGAGGAGGCGGAGGCCACGCGGGCCCGCGAGGAGGCCACCCGGCTCGAGGGGCTCCCGACCGACCTCGCCACGCTCGAGACCGCGCTGGGCGGCCGCGAGTATGCCGGGATCCCGTACCAGGTCCCCGCGTCGGAGATGGGCGGGGCCGAGGACGTGGAGGGCGCCGCGCTGGACCCGCGGGGGTTCCGGCAGCCCTACGGCTCGACGGCCGAGATGCTCCGCGAGCACCCGGGCGCCGCGCGGGCGGCCGCGAACGTGGTGCGCGCCACCAAGAAGCCGGCCTTCGGCGCGGCGTCCGCCTTCGGGATCAAGACCGTCGAGCAGACCCAGGAGGAGCTCGACCGGAAGGATCGGAAGGACCAGGCCCGCACGAAGAAGCTCGAGGCCGTTGACCTCATGGCGAAGAAGGAGCCGGGCCAGCGGGCGGCGGGCTTGCTCCTCTTCGCGCGCGCCCTGGTCGACGAGGAAAAGCTCTCGCCGGGCGAGGTCAAGACGATCATGGAGCTCCAGGCCTCGGAGCGCGGCCAGGAGGAGAACGACGCCTTCCTGGTGGCGTCGCGGCCCGTCTGGTCGAAGCTGGCCCAGAACAAGCCGCTCACCGAGACGGAGCAACTCGACCTGGCCCAGGCGCTCTATGAGCACCGGCGGGCCCCCATCGTCGCGCGCTACTTCGACGAGATCGGCCAGGCGGTCGCGGCGTCCGAAAGCCCCATCGGGAAGGCCGGCTTCCGGTACGCCCAGCTCCGGATGCAGGAGGTTCCCCCGAAGGACGCCTTCGCCACCGTCTTCGGCGAGAACCCGGTCGGCGCCGTCGGGATGATGACCCTCGGCGAGAAGTACATGCCGGGGTTCCTCAAGGACGACATGCGGGCGGCGGCGAAGACCGGGGCCCAGACCTCCGAGGAGAAGGACCTCGCGGCCGCGAAGCTCAAGACCGAGCAGGCCCGCGGGGCCGAGGCCGAGGCGCGCACCGCCGACATCAAAGCCCGGACGACGGGCCGGGGCCAGGGCGGGGCGAAGACCGTGGGCGAGGCCCAGCTCAACCTCGACCGCGCGCGCCGGGCGCTCCGGGATGTGGACCGCGATCGGTCCGTCGACCCCGAGGACAAGGAAGACGAGCGCGACCGCCGGCAGGGCGACGTCGACTACTGGCAGGGCGAGCTCGCGCGGCTCCAGGGCGGCGGCAAGGGCCGCGGGGCCGACGCGAAAGACGCCGAGCCGACCGCGTCGACGCGCACGAGCGAGAAGACCTGGGGGGGCCTCACGCCAGACCAGCAGAAGCTCCGCGTCCAGAAGGTCATCGCGCGGCTCAAGCGCGCGGGAAAGATCCGCGAGGACGTGACCAGCTACGAGGGGTTGTCGGCGGCCGAGAAGCAGGCCGTCGCCGCGGAGCTCCGGTAGCGTGCCGACGGTCGAAGACCTGGACCGGCTCTTCGGGGGGCCGGGGCCGGCCGCCCGCGGCACCCCGGCCGCGTCAGCCGCGGCGTCGGGCCCGAGCGTCGACGACCTCGATCGACTCTTCGGCCTCGAGCGGCCGCCGCGGGCCCGCGCGGAAGGCACCGTCTCCGCCGGCGGGACGGTCGTCGAGGACGGCCCCGACGACCCCGGCTTCCGCACCTGGTACGCGAAGCACGCCCAGGCGCAGGGCCTCCATCCGGATCCGGATGATCCCACGCACCAGTACGACTACCGCGCCGCCTACCGCGCGGGCGCCGCCCCCGACGCGACGGGGCACTGGCCGAGCACGTTCAAGCTGGCGGGCCATCCGAACCTCATCGTCGACGGGAAGGACACGCGCACCGGCCAGCCCGTCCCGCCGCCCGTCGCGCGCAACACGGACGTCCCGGTGACGACGCCCCTGGCCGGCGAGCGGCCGATCCAGGTTACCCCGGGCCTGGACCAGCCGGACGCGGCGGGCCGGACCCCGACGGGGCGCCGCCTCGCGGCCGCCCAGGGCGCGATCATGCCGGATGCCGCCCGGGCCCTCGTGATGTCCGGGCAGGGCGGGAGCGTGGAGGTGGGCCCCGGCGTGGAGTCAAGCCCCGACATCGCGCGGCGGGTCGCGGCGGACCGGCCGGAGCCAGGCCCGGCTCCACCGATGAACGCGGCCGAGCGGATCGGCCGGGGCGTCGGGACCGGCGTCGCGGGGGCGGTGGCGAGTGTGGCCGGCGGCGCCGAGCTTCTCGCGCGTCAGGTCGGGATCCCCGAGGACCTCTTCCGGGACTTCCGCCTGGCCGCGACGGAGGTCGCCGACACGCTCGGGGTCAAGGATCCCACCTATGCGGACAAGCTCTTCCAGGGGATCGGCTCGCTGGCCGCCTTCCTGGTCCCGGGTATGGGCGCCGCCGCGGTCAGCGCGCGGATCATGCAGATCGCGCCGCGCCTGGCGCGCCTCACCGGCGTCGCGGTGGAAGGCCTCGGCCAGGCGCTCTCCGGCGCGGGCGAGACGTATAGTCGCGTCCTCGCCGAGACCGGCGACGCGACGCAAGCGGTCGCGGCCGGCAACCGCGCGGCGGTGGGGAACGCGCTCCTCCTGACCATCACCCAACGATTCAGCCCGATCCTCGGGACGGGCAGGCTCGTCCGGCGGGGCCTCCGGAGCGGCGCCGGCGAAGCGATCGAAGAAGGAATGCAGACCGGCATCGGCGCGACCGCGGCCGGCCAACAGGCGCCGTCGAGCGAGATCCTCGAGGCGGCCTCGATCGGCGGGATTCTCGGCGCGGGCGGTGGGGCCGTCATCCGCGGGCCCCAGGCGGCCCCCCGCGAGGCAGCGGCCCAGGCCGAGGCCGAGCGCCGCACGCTCCCGGAAAGCCCGCGGGCGGTCCGGGCCCAGCTCAACGCCCTGGCCCGTGGCGACAAGCCCGCGGTCGAGGTCCCGCTCGAGTGGGACGCCGACTTTCGCCCGGGCGCCCAGCGGCGCGGCGAGCGGATCCGCGTCGCCCAGCTCCCGAACGGGAACGCCCTCTACTACAGCCGGCCGGCCATCGAGGCGATGGCGCCGCCCGGGCTGTCCGGCCGGATGCTCGACCGCTGGGTCGCCGAGGAGTACCGGGCTGGCCGGGCGGGGCGGCTCCTCGGGTACGGCGTCGACGCCAAGCCGACCCCGGGCGACCCAACCAGCCAGGTCCAGGTCCAGGACGACGCTGGCCGCGAGGTCCAAACGGTCCTGACCCGCCCCGGGGAGGCCGAGACGGCCGCCGCGGCGGTCGCCCCCGTGACACCCGAGGGCGGCCAGGTGGAGGTCACGCCCCCACCCGCCAGCGGGCCCCGGATCCTCGAGACGATCCGGGCGCGCCAGGCCGAGGCCGCCGAGGGGGAGATACCGGCCCCTCCGGCCGATCGCGCGCCTGGGCCCGCCCCGGCGTCCCAGGAGGGGATTTCCGAGATCCCGTCGCGGGAGATCCCGCTCGAGCCCGGCCAGGCGCTCCTCCCGACCGGATCGGTCAAGGCCGACCCCGGCCGGTTCCAGTTCAAGCTGGCGGGCCTCGAGACGGAGAGCGGCGCCAGCGGGACGTTCGACCCCCGCCAGCGGTACGACCCGGCGCGGGACCGGAACGGGCTCCTGGTCTGGCGGGATCCGGCCGACGGGCAGGTGTACGTCATCAACGGTCACAACCGGCTCAACCTGGCGAAGTCCCAGGGGGTCCCGCAGATCCGGGTCCGGTTCCTCCAGGCCCCGAATGCCGAGACCGCCCGGACGCTCGGGGTCGTCGACAACCTCGTGCGCGACCGCCGACCCAAGGCGAGCGCCGAGCAGGGCTTCGCGGTGGACCGCCCGTCCACGACGGGGACCTCCGCCCAGGACGCGGCCGCGTTCTTCCGGGAGTACGGCCTCGGCCCGCAACAGCTCCGCGCCTTTGGCGTGGATCCCGACAGTCCGCTGGTCCGCGAGGGCCTCCGGCTGGCCGGCACCGCGCGGATGATCGGCCCCACCGAGGCCGAGCTCCGGGTGGAGGCCGGCCCCGAGGCCGCGCCGACCCGCGTCCGCGAGGTGCCGCTCGCCGAGCTGGACCTCGAGCCAGACCGCTTCCAGTTCAAGGTCTCCAACCGGGAGAAGAGCGGCAGCACCGGCAGCCTGACCGGCGTCCGGCGGTGGGATCCCAACCTCGCCGGCGTCGTCGCCGTCTGGCGGGATCCCGCGGACCAGCGCCTCAAGGTCCTCAACGGCCACAACCGCGTCAACAAGGCGCGCGAGCTCGGGGCCGCGGGGGATCCGTCCGCGCCGGCGTCGATCGCCGTCCTCGAGGTCGAGGCCGAGACGGCCGAGCAGGCGCGCGCGGTCGGCGCGCTTATGAACATCGCCGAGGGCCGGGGCACCGCCTTCGACGCGGCGAAGTTCTTCCGCGACACCGGGCTTACGGCCGAGACGCTCCGCACCCAGGGCGTCCCGATGCGCGAGTCGGTGGTCCGCGAAGGCCTCGCGCTCGGGAACCTGACGGCGCCCGTCTTCGCGCGCGTCCAGACGGGGAAGCTCTCCACGCCGCGGGCGGTCCTGATCGGGGAGCGGGTCCAGGATCCAGACGCGCAGCTCAAGCTCGTCCAGGCCCTCGAGCGCCTCGAGAAGCGCCGGCCGCTCCGGGACAAGGACGTCGCCGAGCTCGCGGGGATGGCGGCCTCGGCGCCGACCCGCGCGGTCACCGAGGAGACGCTCTTCGGGACTGACACGCGCCAAGAGGCGGCCGTCGTCGAGAAGGCCAAGCTGGTCGCCGACCTTCGCGATCGGCTCTCGCAGGACAAGCGCCTCTTCTCGACCGTCAGCAAGTCACGCGCGGCGCAGCGGCTCCAGGCCGAGGGCAACGTGATTGACGTCGCCCGGAGCCAGGGCGTCAGCCAGGAGGCCGCGGTCCTGCTCGAGCTCTTCGATCGCTTGAAGCACGTCCAAGGCCCGGTGGCCGACGTGCTCAACCAGGGGGCCGCGCGCCTCGCGGCCGGGGAGGGACGCCATGCGGTCCGGGAACAAACGTACAGCGCCCTCCGCAAGGCGCTACCCCAAGCTCTCCGAGGCGGACCAGGCGGTCGTCCTGCGGGAGCTACGGCGGGCGATGCCGCACCTGACGTCCCTCGGGGACGAGCGGCCACGGCGGTTCCGCCTGCCGACCTCGCCGCCCGCGTCGCCGGGGAGCCGGAGCTCGAGGGCGTAGGGGCGGCCGCGCCGCGTGTCGAGAAGACCGAGGCCGGCGACCAGTACGTCATGCCCGGCACCGAGCGGCGCGAGATGTCGGCGGGCCCGATCCGGAAGGGGTCGACGAAGCCGCCCCTTGAGTCGGAGCGGAGCGAGCGGAACCTCTTCAACTTCGAGGCGCGCGACGAGGCCGACACGCGGGCCGCCGGCCAGGGCGACCTCTTCGGGGCGCCGGCGGACCTCGCGGCGCGCACGGCGGGGGAGCCGGACCTCGGCGGGGTCGGGGCGGCGGAACCGCGGGGCGGAGAGGATCCGCGGCCGCCGGTCGGCTTCAAGCTGGGCGGCTGGTACTACTTCCCCGAGGGCGGCGCGTACACGGAGCGGCGCCTCTCGACGATCCCGCTCGACCAGGCGCTCCGCGGAATCAACCTCTTCGAGGAGCTCCGACCCCAGGGGGCCTATCGCACGTTCGTCGAGAACCTCGGCGACCCGAAGGCGGAACCGGGCGAGGACCTCGTCTTCCGCGTGGGCAGCGGGCGGGGTTCCGGTCTCGCCGGCCGGAACGCGGGGACGGTCGGCGGGACGCTAAACTTCCTCGTCCAGGCCGCCGACAAGGACCTCCAGACGGGCAGCCACGTCAGCGTGTACGCGGTCCGGTTCGGGAAGCCGGCGACCGGCGAGTACGTCGCGTCGCGCGGGGTGTCCCGGGAAGGCGCGCGGGGCGCCGCCGATGAAGCCACGCTCCAGGAGCGACTCCGCGAGCGGATGGCGGCCCAGGGCGATATACGGGTCGGGCAGAGCCTCGAGGGTCAGGCGGGGATGCCGGCGGCGGCGAGCTCTTCGGCGGAGGGCCGAGAGGCGCGGAAGATCCGGCCCGCGTCCATGCCGGGCGCCGGAATCCAGGCTTTGGCCGCGGCGGACCAGACCTCGCCGCGAACCGAGCCGCTCGAGAGCTCGACGGTGCGGATAAATCCGCCCCCGTCCTCGCGGCCGACCTCCCAGACCTTGACCACGGTGGGCTCCATCGACCCAAGTATAGCAAATTTCGACCCGGCCGAGGTCGTCCGCGCCCCAGGGCGCACACGCCTCCGCACCTTGCCGGAGCGCCCGAACACCGCGCCGCTGCCGTCCGAGCCGACCTATGAGGCGTACCAGGACACGGCGGACGTCCCGACCCTCCTGGCCCGCGCCGAGGACGATCGGCCACAGTACGAGCAGCGCCTCCGGCGGCTGGCCGTCGATACCCCGGGGCTGACGTTCCCGGACCGCTACCCGCCCAGGGTCAAGAGCGACGCCAAGCACCGGATTACCGAGAAGCTCCAGGCCCGTCCGGGCGATGCCTGGGTCGACTACCTAGGCGGCCGGGTCTGGATCGACGCCCCCGGGGACGCCGCGCGGGTCCTCGAGGCCGTCGGCCGGGAGTTTCCGGTCGTCGACATCGAAAACTTTCTCGAGAAGCCGAAGATCGGCGGCTACCGCGCGATCCACGTCGCCATCGAGCTCCCGACGGGCTTGATCGCCGAGCTCCAGCTCGTCGGCCAGGACGTCGGGGCCGTGCAGGACGCCGGCTGGAAAATCTACGAGAAGTGGCGTGGCCGCAAGGTGGAGACCCTGACGCCCGCCGAGCGCGCCGAGCGCGCGGCCGACATCGCGAAATCGGAGGCCCTCTTCGGCGGCGCCCACGCCAAGTGGCTCGCGCGCGCCGCGGCCACGCCGGCGCGCAGCGTCGGCGCCGCCGCGCCCACCGCGACCGCGTCGGACACGGACCTCGTCGTGCGGGCCACCGGCCGGGCCGGCGTGGACACCGACACCGGCACGAACCTCGACCGGCTCGATACGGCGGTCGACGTGAAGTACCTGTACTCGCAGCTCCACCAGCAGCACCACGGGCATATGATGGAGCGGCGCCGCGGCACGATGACGCTCGAGGAGATCGAGCGGCTGTCCCTCGAGGCGGGCCTCGACGAGGGCAGGATCCGCCGGCGGGTCCTCGGCGGGACGCTCAACGCCGAGCAGATCACGCAGGCGCGGAACATTCTCCTGGCCTCGGCGGAGCGGCTCGCGGGGATCAAGGCGGAGTACCGGACCCTCCAGCACGAGGGCCAGCCGATCCCCGACGCCCTGGTCGACCGCTTCGCGCGCGCGGCCGCCGCGCACATCGCGCTCCAGGGCGAGGTCGAAGGGGCGACGACGGAGATCGCGCGCGCGCTCGCCGCGCACCGGATCCTGGCGAAGAGCGCCAAGGCCGGAAAGCCCCTTGAGGGGAAGGCGCTCCAGGCGGCCCTCGAGCTCTTCGGCGGGGAGGGCGCCGTCACGGGCGAGCGCGGCGAGGCCACGGGCGCGCGGAACCGGGCCCGGACGCTCGAGGTCCTCGAGCTCGCGGCCGCGCTGCCGGACGGCGACACGCGCGGCCTCTCGTCGTTCCTCCGGAAGGCCCAGGAGCGCCGCTGGTCCGACAAGCTCTATGAGGCCTGGTTGTCCTCGATCCTCTCGGGCCCGCAATCGCACGCGGCCAACATGATCGGGAACACCCTCTTCATGGCGTCGAACACCGCGGAGCGGACGCTGGCCGGCGGGATCGACGCGGTCCTCGCGAAGCTCACCGGCCGGCAGCGGGAGGTCTTCGCCCGCGAGGGGATGGCCGAGGTCGCGGGGATGCTGTCGGCGCTCACGAGCGGCCGGGCCCTCGGGAAGGCCGTCGCGGCCTGGCAGCTCGAGACGCGCGCCGACCTGGGGCGCGTCGAGGCGCGCCCGCCGGCGATCGGCGGCCGCGCGGGGCGCGTCATCCGGGCCCCGCTCCGGGCGCTCTCCGCGGAGGACGCGGCCTTCAAGGCGATGGTCTGGGACGCGGAGATTCACGCCGGCGCGCTCCGGATCGCGCTCCAAGAGGGCCACCAGGGCGAGGCCCTCGCGCGGCGGATGTCGGCCCTGATCGCCGACCCGACGCCGGGGATGCTCCTCCGGGCCCAGGGCGCCCAGGACTACCGGACGTTCCAGCAGAAGCTCGGGAAGATGGGCCAGTGGGTCCTCTGGGGCCGCGAGACCATTCCGGCCCTCCGGTACGTCATCCCGTTTGTCCGGACGCCGGCGAACATCATGAAGGCCACGCTTGAGCGCACGCCGCTCGGGTTCGTGCCGGTCGTGATGCGGGCCCGGCGGGGCGAGTACACCCAGGGCCAGCGGGAGCTCGGGGGCGTCCCGCGCGCGCTCGCCGAGGACCTGGCGCGGCCGTTCCTCGGGTCGATGGTCATGCTGGCCGCCGGTGCCCTGGCGGCCGCGGGGTACGTCACCGGCGGCGGCGGCGGCGAGGACCGGGACACGCTCCGCACCAAGCGCGAGGCCGGCTGGCAGCCCTACAGCGTCACGGTGCCGGGCGTCGGGTCCTTCGCCTACAACCGGCTCGAGCCGGTGGGCGGGCTCCTCGGGATGGCGGCCGACATCGTCGAGCTCGCCCGGGGCGGTGAGGAGCAGAAGGCGGCACAGAAGGCCGACGCGATGCTCCGGGCCGTGGCCCAGAACATCACGAACAAGACCTTCCTGGGCGGGCTCCTCGGGCTCTCCAACATGCTCGCGGATCCGCTCCGGTACGGGGAGTCGTGGCTCGAGGGCCAGGCGCGCGGGATGATCCCGGCCGGCGGGCTCCTCGGGTCGATCGCCCGCGGCCTGGACGACACCGAGCGCGAGATCGAGGGGCCGGTGGCGGCCATGCAGGCCCAGCTCCCCGGCCTCCGGAACCAGCTCCCGGCGAAGCGCGGGGCTCTCGGCGGCGCCCTCACGAGCGGCGAGACGGCGCTCGAGCGGATGGTCTCGCCGATCCGGCGGAACGCCCCCCGGCCGGACAAGGCCGTCGAGCGGGAGCTCGCCCGGGTCGGCTACGTCCCGGCCGCACCGCCCCGGAGCCTCACGGTCGACCGCGAGAAGGTGGAGCTCCTCGAGCGGGAGCGCCGGCTCTACCACCGGACCTGGGGTGCCGAGGCCCGCGAGGACCTCCTGGGCCTTCTCGAGGATCCGGCCTACCGGGCGCTCGATCGCGACGAGCAGAAGCGCGAGATCCAGTCGATCGTCCATCGGGCCCAGCGGGACGCCCGCGGGGACCTCCTCGACGGGGTCCGGGAGCGCCTCGGCCGATGACGCTGGGCACCGGGGAACCTGTGTGAGGATAGGCCGAGTCCCAGGACGGGACGCCGCGTGTCCCATACAGGAGCACTCATGATCGACGCGCCCGAGGATCTTCCCTCGAGCCTGCGGTGGGCGGTGTACCTGTTTCAGGCGGTCGGCTTTCCGGCGATGGTGGCCGGGGTCTTTCTCTGGCGCCTGAACGGCAAGCTGGCGACCCTCGTCGAGGCGATGCTGGGGCTGGCGAGGGCGGTCGAGGAGATGCGCCGCGAGTTTCGCGAGGGGCGCCGGCGATGAGCCCGCGGATCCCGATGGTCGACGACCTCTCCTGGTGCGCGCTCACCGTGTACCTCGAGGCCGAAGGGGAGGCGCCCGAGGGGAAGCTCGCCGTCGCCTGGGTCATCGCGAACCGGAGCGCCCGCTGGCGGGAGTCGGTCCAGGACGTGGTCTTCAAGGCCTGGCAGTTCTCGGCGTGGAACACGGACAGCCCGCGCCGGCTGACGCTCGATCGGCTTGATCCGGACGTCTATCACGAGTGCTACCGGGCGGCCTGCGGGGCGCTCCTCCGGATGCTGCCGGATCCGACCCACGGGGCGGACCACTACTTGAACGTCGAGACGGTCCTCCGCGACGCGGGCCGACTCCCGCCGTGGGCCGCCCATCCGCACGACCCGACCCAGGTGGACCCGAGCAAGGTAACGGCCACGATCGGCCGACACACCTTCCTCCAGGTCCGCGCGTGAAGGGAGGCTGTGTCATGTGCCGAGGTCTGACCGGATTCCTCTTGGTGGCGCTGCTCCTGGTCGCCGGCGCCTGCGTGAAGCTCACCTCCGAGTCGCCGGGGTGCCATGCGCGCGCGAGCTCAGACGGCGGCACCGGCGGTCCCGGCGGGTCGGTCGGGGGGGAAGGCGCGGAGGGCGGCCCCGGCGCGGTGGGCGGGAAGGCCTCCGCCGAGTCCGGCTGCACCCCGGGCAAACAGAGCGCCGAGTGATGCGGCGCGCCGGGCCCGCCGGACTCCTGCTCGCGCTCCTCGTTCTGGCGGGCTGCCAACCGAAGAGCCCGCAGCTCTGGATTACCTACGGCCGCGTGCAATACCTCTGGGGCCGAGCGGAGAGCCTCATGGAGCTCCACTGTGCGAGCCCCGTGCCGCGCGATCGGCAGGCCTTGTGCGCCGAGGCCGTGCGCGCCCAGGCCGAGGTCTACCGCCTGAAACCACTCGTGGACTCCGAGCTCAGTAAGGCCGAGCCCGATTGGGACAAGGTGCTGCCGTATGTCGATGCGGTCATCGGGGCGCTGGGGAAGCGGGCCCTGACGCCCTACACGCCGTAAAGGAGGCCACCATGACCGTCAAGCTCCAGCTCGTCGTGCTCCTGGCCGCCGTCGTGGGCGCGTTCCTGGCGCGCTGGTCGAGCGAGAACAAGCCGACCGCCTCGGTGGGCACGCTCTACTACGTCATGCTCGCCGCCGGCGTGACGTACCTCGCGATCGACAGCGGGATGCTTCCGGAGTCCTGGCAGCTCGCGGCCGACGCCAAGCCGATCAAGGCCGGCGTGGTGTCGTTCGTGCTCTCGGGGCTCGGGGGCGGCGGCCTGGTCCTCGGGGCCCAGGCGCTCATTGACAAGATGTTTCCAGGGAAGGCGACGGCGGCGCCGCCCGGAAAGTAACCCATGCCCCAGCGGCTCGGGCCGGCGACCTGGACCCTCATCGTCGCGCTCCTCGCGCTCTTCCTGTGGATCCTGGCGATCCACGGGGTGGCGCGGGGGGCGGACCGCCTGCCGCGCGTGCTGGCCGGGGCGCCGGCCTATGACCGCCAGGAGTGGCATCCCCGCTGGGAGGATGCCGACGGGAATTGCCGCGATACGCGCCAGGAGGTCCTCGCGCGGGAAGCCTTCCCCGGGACGGTGGTCTGGGACGACGAGGGCTGCAAGGTCCGCCGCGGTCTCTGGCGGGATCCCTACACCGGCGAGCGCCGAACGGATCCGGCGCATCTGGACATCGACCATGTCGTCCCGCTCGCCTGGGCCCATGCCCACGGCGGCGCCGCGTGGTCGACCGAGCGGAAGCGAGCCTTCGCCAACGAGCTCGGCTACCCCGGCGCCCTGGCCGCGACGATCGCCGCGGTGAACCGCAGCAAGGGGAGCAAGGGGCCTGCCGAATGGGTGCCGCCCCGGGACGGGACGGCGTCCTGCGACTACGGGCAGCGGTGGGCGATCATGCTCGTCCTCTACGACCTGACGCCGAGCGACGCCGACCGCGAGGCGCTTCGGCTCCTGGTGCGAAAATGCTGAGACGCCTCGGGCTGGGCCTCTGCCTCCTCGCGACGACCGCGCACGCGGTCGTGACGGTCCCGACCCAGGAGGACCACGCGGCCGTGATTGCGGCCGTGGCCGCCCTGGTCGCCCGCCTGGACGCGCTGGACGCCCGGCTCGAGACGCTCCACCAGGAGCTCGACGCCCTCCGGGCGCGGGTCGCCGCGCTCGAGGCCCCACCGCCTCCTCCACCGCCTCCCCCGCCGCCCGACTACACGCCGAGCGGGCCCCTCGTGGCGACCAGCGGCCAGACCATCACGCGCGTCCGCATCACGGGCGCGCCCGGCGACTGTATCCGGGTGGTGGGCGTGACCGACGTCGTCATCCACGACGTCCAGCTCGAGGGGTGCGGCGGCCATGCCATCCGGATCGACCAGGCCGCGCGGATCCGGGTCTCGAATAGCCTCCTGGTCCCGCGCCGGACGAAGACGACGCTCGACTCGCAGCATGGCGTCTTCGCGACGGCCTGCGCGGACGTCCTCGTGCAAGGCAACATCTTGCGCGACTTCGAGACCGGCGTCGAGGCGATGGACTGCCAGAGCGTCACCGTGAAGGGCAATTACTCCGAGAACCCGAAGGGGCCGTTTCCACGCGGGCAGCATGTCCAGTTCTGGCGGTGCAATCAGAACGGCCCGCTGGAACGGGGGTGCGTCGCGGACCGGAACTACTACGCGAACACCGAGACCGAGGTCCACAACGGGGGCGCCGGCCAGGAGGACGCGATCAACGTCGGCCACTCGGCGCACGCGCGGATCACGGATAACTACCTGATCGGGGGCCGGGCGGCGAGCGGGTGCGGGGTCGCCTTTGAGTCGGCCGCGCACATCTACGTGGCCCGCAACGTGATGGTGCGGACCAGCCAGTGCGGCTTCAACGCCTCGAACGCGGCCTTCGCGCTGGTGGAAGAAAACAAGGTCCTCGACACCAACCTCCCCTCACTCAGCACGGGCAACATCGGGCTCGGGGCGTTCTACAAGACCGGGCAGACCGGGTGCCACGACAACCTCTACCGCAACAACGTCGTGAGCAATCTGCTCCCGAGCGGCGGGTATAACGACATCTGGCTCAAGAGCGGCTGTGGCACGCAGACGAACAACACGAAGGGCGACGCGGCCCGGGCGCTCCTTCTTCCCGAGGCCGAGAAGCTCCCGCCGCCGCCCATCCCGCCGCTCCCGTGGGTGCCGTAACCGGGGGGATTCGCCCGAAGTTCCTCGACCCCCTCAAGCTCGAGGAGGTCGGGGTCAACCTCGAGGGCGAGCCGGTCTGGGACCTCCTGGGCGTCCTCCGGTACGACTCCGCGGTGCTCAGGTGTCGGCTCGAGGTGCCCGTCGGGTTCCGGACCGACCTCTCCTCCGTCCCGCGCCGGTTCCTGCTCTATCGTCTGCTCGGCGGCCGGGCCCGGAAGGCCGGGGTCATCCACGACTACGTCTACCGCGAGCACCTCCTCGGGATGTTCCCGAGCCTCTCGGACGCGGAGCGCCGGGCCATCGCGGACGCCGTCTATCCCGAGGCGGTCTCCGTCTCCGAGGACGTGCCGCGGTGGCTCAGGTGGCTCGCCTGGCTCGGGCTGCGGTGGGGCGGCCGGACCGCCTGGGACCAGGCGGCCGCGCCCGAGCTCCGTGCGTGACCGGGGGCCGGTGGTGCTGGTACCACATGCGCCCCTGGCCGTGCCGACTCTGTGACCGCCCGCCAGCGGGCTGACTCCCGCCGGCGGATCCTCCGCATGATCGCCCGCTGTCACCGGGGCCAGTGGCCCACGGAGTACGGGGGCGAGCTCGTGCCCGGGCCGGCGCCCCGGGAGCTCGACTTCCTGATCCCCCCGCGACGCGGGGACACGCCGAAGGACACGCCCCACATCTCGACCTGGTGTGAGGCCTGCGGGTGCAACCACGCCGACGGCATGATCCTCCCCTGACCACAAGCGAGCGCGCCACGGAGGTACAACGGGGGTACAGGGCCGGTCGGACATCGCGGGATTTTGCGGGTCCCCGCGGGCCGGGGTCAGGCTCTAGTGGTCGCCACGTTTCACGGGAAACGTCAGGAAAACCGCGGAAAGAAATGGTGGACAGGGAGGGAGTTGAACCCCCGACACCGGGATTTTCAGTCCCGTGCGCGAGTCAACCGCGGCGCGTAGTTAGCTGACGCGGGGGTACTCGCGGAGGTACAGGCCCGAGCAGGCGCGCCATCGTCACCTGGGCGCGCCGGAGGGCCGGATCCCGCGGCCGCGTGTACCGCTCAGTCATCCGCTGGGAGGAGTGCCCGAGCATCGCCTGGACGACCCGACCGTGCGTCTGGCGTTCAGTGAGCCAGTCGCCGACCAGGTGGCGGAGCTGGTGGAACCCGAACGGGGCGACGCCGGCGGCCGCGAGGCTCCGGCGCCACGCCTTCCGTGGAAAGCGCGTCACGCGGCGCCCGTCCGGCCAGGTGAACGGCGCGCGGCGGACGACGGCCGCGAGGACCGGCGTCATCGGGAGCCAGAGCTCGCGGCCGCCCTTCTGGACCACGCGGAGCAGCCCCGGCCGGATCCGGGCATCCTCGGCCGTCAGCCGGAGGATGGACGAGATCCGGAGGCCGGTGAGCATCGCGACCAGGACGAGCGGCCGGATCACGGGCTCGGCGGCATTCACGAGCCGGCGGACCTCGAGCGCCGTGGGCACCCGGCGCGGGACCGTGGTCTCCTTCGGCCAGTCGACGGCCGCGGTCGGGTCCGCCAGGCCGACGACCCACCGCCGGCGGATCGCCAGGCGGAAGAGCCCGCGCAGGACGGCGAAGTAGCGGACCTGGGTCGACCCGTGTCGGCCCTCGGCCTCGAGGCGGAGCTTCGCGAGGTCGAGGAGCTCCGGGGTGATGCCCCCGAGCGTGGCGACCTGGTGGCCGGCGAAGAAGCGGCCCCACCAGTCGAGCCGCGGGACGTCGTGCGCGAGGAGGTCCACCTTCTTCGCCTTCGCCGCCTGGTACTGCTGGACGGCCGTGGCCCAGAAGAGGTCACTCGCCGGGAGCCCGGAGCCGGCGAGCCGCGCGAGCTGGAGGTCCTCGGCGTCCTGGGCGGCCTGGTAAGAGGCGAACCCCTTGCCCTGGTAGAGCTGCCCCTGGCGGACGATCCGGAACCGATAGGTGCGCCCGCGCGCGCCGTCGAACGGCCGGATCATGTTGGACAGCCGCCGCCCTCGGTCGGCAGGCCCCGGCGAACGCGGTGGTAGTGACAGAATTCCTCGGCCAGGGTCTCCTCGATCCCGCCCTCCCAGCTCGCGCGAATCCGGCGGATCCTCGGGTCGAATTCCCCGAGGCAGAGCGGCGCATCGACGCAGCCGCGAATGAGATCCGGGTAGAGCTCGATCGTCCAGCCGGTCGGATTCGGGCCCGCCCCGCCCGCCCGCTGGATCCCCTCCGCCCAGCCGGCCTCGAGATGCGGCAGGGCGCTCCGCGGCCGCTCGCCGGTGACGGTCGCGCCGCGCCAGGTCACCGGCGCCTCGGGGACCGTCGAGCTCGAGGCGGAGCCGCCCCCGCTGCTACACCCAAGGAGCGCCGCTGCGAGGCACAGGCCCCTGAGATAACTGCTCCGCTTCGACCAAGTGAAAACAGGCCTCATTGTCGCCTCCGGGTGAGAGAGCGGAGCAGCACGCGCGCCGCGCGCCAGCGGGCGCCGCGGCCGTGCGTGGTGAGGGCGAGCGCCTCGAGCTCACGATGCGCCGCCAGGGCCTCGGGCGTTCGGGGCACGACGGTCCGCCCGCCGTTCGCCTCGAGCTGCTCGCGCAGGATCGGCCCGAGGACGTTCCAGGGCACCCCGCGCGCCGGCCAGTTCGCCGCGGTCGAGCGGTTCACCGACGCGAGCAAGCGGGCCCGGCTGCCGGCGAGGGCAATCGCCGTCTCGAAGGGGACATTCCGGGCGGCCGGCCGGGAGCGGCGGGGCATGGGGGCACTTAGTCCTCGAGCCAGGTCTCGATGTGCTTAATGAAGATGCCGACGCCCCCATCCGCGAGTCCACGGAACCAGGCGGTCCGCAGATGGACGAGGCCCTCGCGCTCCCATTCGTAGGTGACGGCCACCGCGGTCTTGCCCTCGAGCCGGCGTGCCCAGCGCACCGCACGCAGCCAGTCGGACGCCGCGCCGCCGAGGGCCTCGGTGAACGGGCGGCCGATCACCATGCGGGTGGACACGGGCCACCACCAGTCGAGATCCGGGCGGCCGCGGATGGCCCGCACGCGGAGGCCCGCGTCCAGCCGGAGATAGCCGTCAGGCACTTCGACGACGCGCTCGTCGCCGCGCCGCTCCGGAAGACCGCTGACGGCCCAGGTTTGCGGTTCGGAGTCGGCCGGGGGGCGGCGGCGGGCGCGGCGGCGGGACAGGCGCGGGCGCAACGGGAACGAGCCGGGCATGCGGGGCCTCCTGACTCACGGATGGGTGAGGCGCGTCCAGGGCCCGGAGCTCGGCCTGTTGGGCCTGGAGGCGCGGGACCTCGGCGAGGGCATCCTCGCCGAGGAGTAACCACACCGCCGGCACCTCGAGCCCGGCGGCGATCGTGCGGAGGTCGTGCCATTCCGGGCGGCTGCGCCGCGCCCAGGTCCACAAGCTCGTCTTGTTGACCCCCAGGGCGGCCGCCGCCCGGACGTAGTTCAAAGAGCCATCGGGGTTCACATACCCGCGCTGGCGGAGGAGCCGCTCTAGGCGAGCCGGAACCGCGGGGAAATCCTGTCGCACTCGTCCCCCTCAGATATTGCTTGACACGCATCGCGCATTGGACGATAGTCAACCCACGATGAATGCCGCAACCGCAAGCCGTACCCCTACTAGGGCACGAAGCCTCCGGGATTACAAGCGTCTGCTCGGGACGCCGGGGATGAAGGCCGCGCTCGCGCGGCGCGCCGGGGTCACCCTGGGCCACGTCTGCCATTGGGTCGCCGGCCGCCACGGGCCCTCGGCCCGCCTCGCGCGGCTGGCCGATGCCCTCATCGCGGAGCGCGAGGGATGAGCCCCCCCGAGGAGGTCACCCGCCGACCCCGGCGGATTGTCCAGATCGAGGCCAACATGACGCGGACGGACGGGGCCCTCGAGCGCGATCTGTACGCCCTGGACGATCAGGGCGACGTCTGGTCCTTCCACTTCGAGACGACGACCACGGGGCGCTGGATCCGGCTCCAGCCCCTGCCGGACGACGAGGCAACGTGAACGCGCTGCTCGACGAGTCGAAGGACCTCCACTGGCCGCTCGGCTTCCCCTGGTGCGGGGAGAAGATCCGCCTCCAGCCCACGCTCGCGGCCGTCTTCGAGCAGGCGCGGCCGGCGACGGTCGGCAAGGGGGACTTCCTCCTGCACTCGACGGCGAAGGCGCTCCTCATCGAGGGGATTGTGGCCGGCCGGTTCCGGCACGTCTACGACACACTTGGGACGTTGCTGGGCCTCGAGGGCGCGCCCGCGCCGGCCGCCGGCCCCGCGTCCCGGCATGGGACACGATGACGCCCGTCCTGTTGACGGTCGACGAGGCCGCGGCCCGGCTCCACCAGGCGAAGAAGACCATCCGCAACTGGCTCGCCCTGCGCCGGCTGGACAAGGTGCGGGTCGGGCGGACCGCCCTGATCCCCGAGTCCGAGATCGCGCGGATCCTCGCCGAAGGCTTCATTCCGGCGCGGGGCCGGGGGCCGGCCCCGAAGCCGCTCGCGGCCGCGGCGGCGCGCCTCCGGGCCGTGGGGCGCCGGTGATGGAGTCGCCCTGCCTGTGCTGCGGGACGGTCGGCGCGTGGCCGGTGCTCTGCCGGCCCTGCGCGCGCCAGTGGGGCGCCCGGCGGATGGATTCCAAGTCCATGTGGACCCTCCGGGACGAGGCGCTCCTGAGTCGCGAGGTCGAGCCCGACCGGCTCCGGGCGCTCTGGCGCGTCCGGACCCGGTGCTTCTGTGGCGCGCACGCGCCGGCCCCGCTGGCGCTCCTGCTCGCCTACATCGCGCGGCTGCCGGCCTCGGCGCCGCCCGATCCCGAGGAGGTCCTGGCATGAGTGACGCCGACGGCGCCTCCCCCCACGACTACCCCGACGACCGCGAGCTCGGCGTCCTCGACCCGGCCGGCGACGTCTGCGGGGAGCGGTTCCTCACGGTCAACCGGCCGACGCACGTCGGCTGCACGTCCGTCACCTGTCACGCGCTCGCGGCGCTCCTCGAGCGGGCGATCCAGAAGGAGGGGGTATGACCAAGGACGAGAAGGAGTCCGCGCTCGAGATGCTCGACAAGATCGCGCCGGCGATCCCCGTCGAGCCGAAGACCATCATCGCCCGGGCGATGGCCCACGCGCTCCGCGAGCTGATCCAGAACAGCCACGGCGCAGCGAGCCACGCCGGCAACGGGAAGGCGCGCCGGGTCCGGGCGCCGCGGCAGCGTCCCGGGACCGGGGCCGACATGGCCTCGGCCCCGGCCGGAGTGGGCGCGTGACCGCGGCGGTCCCGGTCTGGCGCTTCCAGGTGGCCGGCCGGGGGCCGAAGGGGATCGAGGTCCTCGCGGCCTCGGAGGGCCTGGCCTGGGCGAAGCTCCGCGCGGCCGAGGGCCTGGCGGACGCCGTCGTCGAGGGCGGGCCGGTCCAGGTGCGGACGGTCGCGATCCAGGGCGTCACCCTGGGCGACATCCTCGGGGTGGAGCGGGCGGCGTGAGGCCCACGGTCCGGGCCCGCAAAGAGCTGACGACCCGCAACGGGGATTACCGCGAGCTGACCCCCTACGTCGAGCTCCGCGCCTTCGGGCGCCGGCTCTGGGATGGGGTCGTGCTCGCCGCCGTGGTGATGCTCTCCGCGGCGGGGATTACCGCGCTGTTCGTGTTGCTCGAGTAGAGCGTCTCGCGGGGCTCGTTCCGGTCGCCGGGCGGCGGCCGCCGAGCCTGACGGGGCCCGCGAGAAGAGTGACATCCCCTGTCAGGCGCCGCCCACTAACGAGCGAAGGAGGCAACGTGATGACGACAGACAGTCTCGAGACCATCCCGGCGGACCCGGTCCTGCGGCCCGCCACCTTTGAGGGGACCCTCGCGATCGCGAAGGTGTTCGCGGCCAGTGGGTTCTTCCACGACTCGCGCCAGGAGGCCCAGGCCCTCGTCAAGATCATGGCCGGCCGCGAGCTCGGCTTCCCGCCCTTCGCGGCGATGACGGGCATCTACCTCGCGGAGTCGAAGAACGGGCGGCCGGCCCGCCTGGGGATGCACGCGAACCTCATGGCCGCGACGGTGAAGCGGAGCGGGCGGTACGACTACGAGGTCACGCGGCTTGATGACACCGGCTGCGTGCTGACCTTCATTGAGCGCCGCGAGGGCAAGCGCCACGAGCTCGGGGTCTCGGCCTTCACGGAGGCGGACGCGAAGCGGGCCGGCCTCAACAGCTACAACTATGGGGCCTTTCCCCGGAACATGTACTTCGCCCGGTCCATGTCGAACGGGGTCAAGTGGTACTGCCCCGACGTCTTCGGCGGGCCGGTCTACACGCCCCAGGAGCTCGAGGAGGATCCGGCCCCGCCGTCGCGGCCGGTGGTGACGACGCCCGAGGCGGCGGCGGCCCGGATCGTCGAGGCCGAGGTCGTCCAGAACGGCCACGGGCCGACGCCCGAGCCGGCCTCGGTCGCCGACGAGCCGCCTCCGTCCTACGAGGCGATGGCCGCGATCAACATGGTTAACGAGCTCGCGGGCGGGCGCTTCGACGGGAAGATGCTCGAGGGGTACTTCGGGGCGGGCGTCCGCAACAAGACGGCACTCGACAAGCAGAAGGCCGAGACCTTCGCCACGTTCAAGGCGGGGTTTGACCGGCTCCTGGCCGACCACAAGGCGGGGAAGGCCGGTCCGGTGGGGGTGGCGGCATGACGACACGCCGCTGGTCCCGCTCCCCGTCGCAGGTCAGTAGCTACGAACGCTGCCCGCGGGCTTTCGAGTACCAGTACCTCAAGAAGGTGAAGTTGGCGAACGTCTGGCAGATCAAGGGCCGGGCGCAGCACAAGGCGCTCGAGCACAACTTCCGCCAGAAGATCGAGACGGGCCAGGATCTCCCGGTCGACGAGTGCGTCGAGGTCTTCCATGAGGAGGTGAAGCTCGCCTTCTCCCCGATGGGGGGCGAGGAGATCGTCCTCTTCGACGATCAGAGCGAGGCGAAGGTCCGGAAGGACGGGGAGGCGGGCCTCCGGGTCTACCTTGAGAAGGTCGCGCCCGGGATCCAGCCGCTCATGGTCGAGGAGAAGGTCGAGACCACGCTCCCGTCGGGCCTCCGGCTGACCGGGAAGCTCGACGTCGTCGACGATCAGATGCGGATTCGGGATGCCAAGTTCCCGACCGACAAGATGGCCGGCGACGAGCTGCACTATCAGGACCAGCCGCCCCTCTACGGGAAGATGTTCTTCGACAAGGTCGGGCGCTGGCCCCTCTTCCTGTTCGACGTCGTCCGCACGGGCCGAGCGAAGGAGCCGAAGCCAGAGGCCCAGGAGCCGCTCGCGCTCCAGATCACGGCGCCCCTGGTTGAGGCGCGGATCCGGGACGTCGAGGCGATCGACGCGCAGATCAACGCCGGCCTCTTCCCGCGGCGCCCGAGCCCGATGAATTGTAACAAGTGCGTCTACAAGCACGCCTGTTGGTGGGGGATCCTCCCACCGAAGACGGAGGCGCCCCCGGCGCCGGCGGTCGAGCGGGACCTGACCCCGGTCCTCGAGACGAGTCTCGCCCAGGCCCAGGCCGCGAACGGCAAGCAGCTCGAGTTGGTGGGGAAGGCGTAGTGCCCGAGCCGGCCCTCCGCGCGCTGTTCTTCCGCTCCACCTACACCCCGGAGGGCCTCGCCCGGGTGGTGGCGGAGTGTACGGCCGTCATCCGGGACGAGGGCCTCCGGCCGGACGTCATCGACCGGGCCGACCTGGTATCGGTCTACGCGAAGCCGGCGAAGAAGGGGACCGCGGCGCCGGAGCCGGCCCTTGAGGGGACCGCGTGAGGGATGTCTACTTCAACGACCACGACCCCTACGCCGCCGCCTGGCTCCGGGCCCTCTACCCCGACGCCCACGTCGACGGCCGGAGCATCCTCGACGTGCGACCAGGCGACCTTGCCGGGGCTCGGCGGGTCCACCTCTTCGCCGGGCTCGGCGGGTGGGAGCAGGCGCTCGCCCTCGCCGGTTGGCCGGATGACGCGCCGATCTGGACCGGGTCCTGCCCGTGTCAACCCTTCTCCAGCGCAGGCCGCGCTGCGGGCGTTCTCGACGAGAGGCACCTCTGGCCCGCTTTTCTCCGGCTCATCGCCGAGTGCCGCCCTCCAGTCATCGCTGGCGAGCAGGTTGCGAGCCGCGCTGGCCGGCACTGGCTCGCCGGAGTACGCGCTGACCTGGAAGACCTGGGATATGCCGTCGGGGCCGCCGATCTGTGCGCTGCGGGCGTCGGCGCACCGCACATCCGGCAGCGGCTCTACTGGGTGGCCGAGTCCCGCGGTGACGAATGCCGAGCGGGGCGGGATGGTGGAGCGCACGCAGGGCGAGAGACGGAATCTCCAGGACTTTGCGTTACTCGCCGCGGGCTGGCCGACGCCGGACGCGCAGGCGATGAATGTCCACGCCGAGCCGGCGACGCACGAGGCGCGCCAGGCGCGCCTCAAGGCCCGGTGGCACAACGGGAACGGCGCGGGGCTCCAGCTCGGGATGGCGACGCAGCTCTATGCCGGCTGGACGACGCCGACCCGGATGGACGCGGTGGGCGCGGGCAATCGGAACCTCGCGGGCTCGACGGCGCACCCGGGGATGAGTCTGACGGACCAGGTGCTCGGGGGGCAGCGTCCGCGGCGTGGGGGGGGGCCGAGTGGCTCGCCTGCTCCGACGGCAAGCTCCGGCGAGTCCCCCCGGCTGAATCCGGCATTCGTCCGCTGGCTCATGGGGTTCCCGCCCGTGTGGGACGCCTGCGCGCCTACGGCAACGCCATCGTCCCGCAGGTCGCGGCGGTCTTCCTCCGGGCCTACCTCGAGACGCGATGACGCCCATCCAGCTTGACCTCCCGACCGGCCTCCGGCGCAAGCGGATCGGCATGGATCAGGCCGTGAGCGCGGACCGGGCCTTCGTCCTCCGGATGCGGGCCGAGGCGATCCGGCTGTCGGTCGAGCGGGGCAGCGTCCACATCGACGACCTCCGGGTGCGGGCGGCCGAGCTCGGGCTCGAGCCCTCGAGCGGCAAGGCGTGGGGCCCCATCTTCGCCGGCAAGGGCTGGCAGAAGGTCGGGGCCCGACGGTCCGCGCACCCAAGCAACCACGGACACGAGTCGCCCGTCTGGCGATGGCAAGGAGACGACGCATGACCCCATCCGCGACCGTTCCAGTCCGTCCCGACGCCCACACGCTCCGGGGTGAGGTGCCCGTCCGTCGTGGCGTGACCTACGCCCCGAGCCTCTGCCGGCGGATCGACCCCGAGACCGGGAAGGTCGTCGCGGTCATCGACCCGGTGACGCGCGAGGAGCGGCGGGCGTCGTGACGCGCCGCCGGTGCCTCCGCGTGTCCCGGGAGGACCTCCACACGGTCAACGTCTCGGGCCCGACCCTCGGGAGCATCCAGCTCGTCGTGGAGAGCCGCTCCAAGCGGATCACCATCGAGGCGTCAACGTGGCTCCTGGCTGACCTGGCGCGCGAGATCCGAGCGGTGGTGCAACGGCAGAAGGCGGAGGTCGAGTCGATCGCCCGCATCGTGGACGGCGGCTAGTGGCCCGCTGTCGCGGGTGCCAGGCGGAGATCGGGTTCGTGGCGAGCCCGCGGACCCAGAAGTACATCCCCGTCGAGTCCCGGACCCCGGAGGAGTACCGCGTCTGGACGGAGCGGCCCCCGGATCCTGGGCCCGGCCGGATCATCAAGCCGCTGGTCCTGGTCACGCCCGAGGGAGACACCCTGCGCGTCTTCCAGATGGTCGAGGAGCTCGAGGGCGGGCGTCGGCGCGTGGTCGACGGGCCCTGCAGGATCCTCGGCCACGAGAGCCACTTCGCCACCTGCCCGAACGCCGACGACTTCCGAAAGGAGCGCCCATGACCCACGACGTCACTTGGACCGACACCCGGATCCTGCCCGTCCCACTCACCCCCGAGGAGCTCCAGGAGGCCGGGGACCAGCTCGCCCGCGCCCTCCAGAAGAAGGGCGACGCGGAGCTTGAGGAGGCGACCCGCCGGAAGGAATTCAAGGAAGCCGTCGAGCGGATGGACCACGAGGTCACCCACTGGCAGCGCCTCGTGCTCGAGCGGTCCCGCCAGGAGCCGGTGGAGGTCGCCGTCCGGTACGACGGCCAGGACGACGAGATCCTCGCGGCGCGCAAAGACACCGGCGAGGTGCTCTACCGCCGGCGCGCGACGCGAGACGAGCGGGAGCTCGCCCGCATGAAGGCCGAGGCGCAGCGTCAGCAGGAGCTCGCCCTCGAGCGCCAGGCGGCCGCGGACGCATGAGCCGCTGGCCGGCGCCGGGGATGGGCTTCTCGTCCGGGGCCGTCATGGCCGACTACAAGCGCCAGGCGCAAGCCCGGCGGATGAAGCACGGGGAGGAGGTGAGGCGCACGATGGCGAAGGACAAGGGCGGCAGCAAGCCCGGCTACCCGACCCCAGGCGGCAAGGGGAAGGGGAAGGGCTGCTAGGGGTAGGTCGGGGGCAATCCCGAAAGCACCCGATCGTCGTCGGCGCCGCCACGCCGGCGGCGGTCGGGGTTCCCATGTCACCGCGGCGGCGGGGAGACTGAATGTCCTGGGTCAAGCTCGATGATCGACTCGCGCACCATCGCAAAGTCCGCTCCCTCCCTCCCTCGCTCGCGAAGGCGGTGTACGGCCTCTACGTCGCGAGCATCCAGTTCTGCCAGCTCTACGAGACCGACGGGAAGATCCGGGCCGAGGACCTGACCATGCTCATGCCAGGGGCGCCGAAGCCGACGAAGCGGGAGCTCGAGGCCCTCGTCCAGGCCGACCTCTGGGATGAAGCGGTCGGGGGGTGGTTCGTCCATGACTACCTCGAGCACAACCTCTCCGCCCAGGAACGCGCCGCGCAACGGAAGGGGTCCGCGTTACGCCAGACCCGGCACCGGGAGAAGCTCCAGCAGGAGAGTCACGCGTTACGGACGGCGTTAGTCACCGCGTCTACTCCTCTCCCGTCCCGTCCTCTCCCGTCCACTCCCGTCCCGTCCGAGGGGGGCCGGAGGGGTGCTCACGCACCCATGCAGGGGGGATCGGATCGGCCGGAACCGACCTGGCGGGGGGGCGAGCCGAGGGCGGTCGGCGACGTGCTCCAGGCAACCCTGGCCCGGATCCAGACGGAGATCGTCGAATGGCCCAGCCTGAATCCGGCGCCTACGGGGCGCTAGGGCCGCCAGGCGCTCCCGGGATGGGGCCGGCTATGTCCCAGGATGAGGGGACGCGCCTAGACGGCGTCTGGCCCCTCGAGCTCTGGATCCCGGGGCGCCTCGAGGGCCCCGGCCGGCGGGGGAGTACCCACTGGCGGATCGAGGCGGGCTACCGGAAGCGGTGGAAGCTCGCGGTCTGGGGGACAGTCCAGCGGGCGCTCTGGCGCCGGGTCATCGACCCGCGGGCCCCGAAGCGGATCCACTTCCACGCCGTCGTCGGCGGGCCCTGGGACGACGACAACCTCCCGTATGGGTGCAAGGGCGCGCGGGACGGGCTCATCAAGGCGGGCTTGATCCAGGACGACCGGCGGAGCGCCGGCCATGTCTTCACCTACAGCCAGGAGACCCGGCGCGATCGCGCGCGGTGGGGCCTCCGGATCCGGGTCGAGGAGGGACCACTATCCGCGAAACACCCGAGCGCGCCGCAAGTGCTTCCCACGTCTCGCCACGGCGCCTCTTCTCGTCACGAAGCCACGATTGGAACGGAGAATGGCTTGACGTGGTGCGGGCTTCCATTGACCTCCCCTCGTCTAACGGCTTGGTTGACCCCTAGTCTAACAGTTCCCCCTCCCTGCGGTTGGCCGCGCTGAGGGGGGACGCATGATCCGGGAGCGGGAGGACGGGACGATCGAGCTCGACGGGGAGGAGCTCCGCCTGGTGCGGAAGGTCCTCGAGGCGCTGGTGTCGGCCCTGAGCCAGCGGCTCCTCGCGCAAGGGGTGAGCCGCCGCCTCCTGGTGCGACTCACCGCGGAGGCGGCGTCCGAGGTCTTCGGGGCGCCGATCCGGGCGATCGACGCGCGGGAGCTCCTGGGCGGGGAGCCTACGACGCCCGGATCCAGCTCACGAACACCTTCCTGAGCGCGAGCTCCCGCCGCTTCGGGATCGGCCAGCGGTCGGTCTCCCAGGCGGCGATGGTCGCCGGCGTCAGCTCGAGGCGCCGCGCGAGCTGGGCCTGAGTCAGTCCGAAGCGGCCGCGGATCCCGCGGACGACGGCCCCCGTGACGGGGACCGTCGGATCGAACCGCGGGCTGGCCTTCGCGAGGGCCCGGAAGCGGAGCTGATCGGCCTGGCGCCGGCCGCGCCGGGCCTTGCGGAGGTTCTTCGCCGCGGCCTCGAGCTTCGCCCGGGACCGCTGGCCGGCGTTCCGCGCGCCCAGGCACGCGGGGCAGACGAGCTCGACGGCGGGGTGCGTGGCACAGGTGGTCATGACGGATCCTCCATCGTCAGGCTGAGGGCGACCTCAAGGACCGCGGTGTCTCTCTCGATGAGGGCCCCGATCGACAGCCCCCCGAAGGTCGCCGTCCGCGCCGCGTCGATCGCCTCCTGGGTGGCGGCCGCCATCGCGCGCGCCGGTGTCCAGGCGCGCACGGTGACGACGCCGGCGTGGCGATGGCCGCCCGCGAGGGCGACCTCGTAGTGGCCGGACCAGGTGGTCATGAGGCCGGCGCCCCAGGATCCGGGCGGACCCGGCCCTCGCGTGCGTCGCGCCAGCCGCGGTGCCAGGCGTTGTGCATCCCGGCCCCCCAGCCGCGTTTCCGGTACGGGTTGTCGTCGATCGACATCTTCGCCCAGCCGGCCTCGACGCCGCGCCGGAAGGCGGCGAGCCAGGTCTTCCCGCTGTAGCGACCGTGGTGGGCGAGGGCCTCGGTCAGGGTCATGAACGTGGGCATCATCCCCCCTTCACGAGGTCGAGGAGCCGTGACATGGCGTCGCCCCCGATCAGATCCAGGGGCAGCTTCCCCCATTCGGCGCGGTCATATCGAGCCGTGAAGGCCTCGAGACTGCCGGCCGCCTTGTAGGCGCACGCGACGCAGATGGAGGGCCGCTTCTCGCGCCGCGGTCCGTCCTCGAGAAACTCGTCCTTCCAGCCGAGCGCATGACAGGTGTCGCAGTAGCGGAGGTTCCGGACGTCGTGCGCGCCCATCATCCCTCCTTCGGCGACTCGGCGGCCGCCGGCGTGTAGCGGCGCAAGTAGACGCGGACCTCTTCGACGCGCGTCCCCTTCGGGAGGCGGCGCCGCGCGGCGGTAATCGCGCGGTTCGCCGCGGTCCCGGGAAGGTCGGTCTTCTCCGGGGGGACGCCGAAGCTCTTCCAGTACCGCCCGATCATGAAGTGAACCTCGCCGGCCCAGGCCATGTCAGGCTCCTGTCGGCCGGGTCAGGACCCGGCCCGTTCGGCTGTAGACCACCCCGCAGGCGCACCGGATCGGCGGCCCGCTCCAGGTCGTCGCCGGCTTGGCGCCGCACGGGCAGTTCAGCCAGAGCGGCGCGGGGGCGCCAGGCGGGACCGTGGGATCCCGGATGACGGCGACCTTGAGGAGCCGGCTCATGCCGGTGCCGTAGAGCGCGGCGAGTTTGGCGTCCATTGTCAGCCCTCGCCCCGGCAGAGCGGGCACAGGCGCGCGAAGGGCTTCCGGCCCGGCACGGCCACCGTCTCGCCGCAGGGGACCGTGGCGCCGTACTCGCCGATCGGGGTCGGCGTCGTGCAGCCCGGCCAGTGGTCGGACGCGAGGACGACCAGCGAGCTCCCCTCGTCGACCAGGTACACGTCGACGCGCCCGTTGAGGAAGTGCCCGCGGATGGCGTAGAGCCCGTAGGGCGCGAGCTCATTCGAGATCGCGTAGTGGCTGACCCGCGGGATCCGGAGCTCGTTGATCGCGGCGCGGATCCCGAGCGCCGGCATCATCGCCTCTTCGGCGCCCGGCGTGTACCGCTTCCAGGGGAGCCGATCGAACATCCCCTCGAGCCGGGCGCGCAGCTCCGGCGTCTCAGAGTGGAGGATCCCGACGTTGGTCCAGGTGCGGACCATCGGGGCGGCGGTGGTCGTCATGCCGTCTCTCCTTCCGCCGGCGCGAGCTCGGCCGGCAGCTTCGCACGGTATCCGCACCAGGAGCCGCCGGACCAGTGGAACCCCGCGGCTTTGAGGGCCTCGAGGATCCGGCGCTCGGGTTTCTCCGCGAACGTGACCGCGACGTAGTCGGCGCCCTCGATCAGGACGCCGTCGGGCGCGGCCTCGGCGCGCTCGTTCCGGGCCGTCCGGCGCCGGATCTCCTCGATCCGGGCCTTCGCGTCCCGGATCCGCGCGCCCAGGTTCGTGAGCTCATAGGGGAGGTGCGGCCGGTCGCCCCAATAAGGGCCGGCGGCCGCCAGCTTCGCCGTGAGGGCCTCGAGCGTGAGCCCCAACTCGGCGAGCTTGCCGGCGTCCCGCTTCTTGTAGGCCGCGTTGATCGCCTTCATCCGGGTCCGCTCGGCCTCGAGCTCGGCGATCTTCGCCTCGAGGGCCTCGATCGCGTTCGCGTCGTCCGAGAAGATCGTCCGCTCGAGCGCGGCCTCGAGGTTCCCGGCCTTGCTGGTGTGGAGCTCGGCGAGCTTCCCCTCGGCGACGCCCTTCGAGATGTTCGCGTCGACGCGGGCGATGTCCCGCCGGTGGCCCCGCTCGGAGTGATGGCCCACCTTGATCGGGTTCCCGTTCATCATGTCGAGCATCGTGCGAACCGTCTTGAAGCGGGCATCCGAGCGGGCGCGGGCCTTGTCCGCCCACTCGGCCCGCTTCTCGATCCGGGCCTCGAGCCGTTCACGCCGCGTCATGGTCCGCCCTCCTCACAGGTAGGGGTTGACGGTCGCCAGCTTCGGGTGCGCGGCGAATTCCGCCTCGAGGTCCTCGAGGTTGCCGCCGCAGGCGTCGCAGGCCAGCCGGCCGAGCGCGATGTCGAGGACCCGGTTCCGCGGGCGGAGCGGGAGCTCGATCGCGCGCAGCTCGGCGAGGGCCGGCGGGTCGTCCGGGCCCGGGACCTCGCGGACGCACTCCCCGCACCAGATCCCGTCCTTTGCCTCGCGGTAGACCCAGACCTTCATTGGTCAGCCCTCCTCTTCCAGCGTCAGCCGGTCGGCGTTGATCCAGGCGGTCCCGGCGCCGGCGAGCGGCGTCACCAGGAACCGCGGGGTTCCATAGCTCACCTTCCCGTCGAGGATCCGGACCGTGATGGCGAGATGCTCGGCCGTCGTCACCACCGCCCGGCGGCCGACCGCGCGGACCAGCTCGAGCGCGGTCATGCGAAGAGCTCCGCCGTCACGGGCGGCACCGCCGCGACCCCGTGGTGCGCGAGGACCTTCGCCCGCCAGGCGGGGTTGGTCTCCGGCGCCAGCGCGAGGTACTCGAGCGGGCAGTCGTAGTAGAACGGGCCCATCGTCTCGTCCATGTCCTTCCGGCCCCAGCAGAGCTCGCCGTGGATGCGCGCGGTGTCCAGGAGCGTGCAGCGGATCCACCGCTCGACGCGGTCTGGGTGCGTCGTCTCCATCACCGCCCAGACGACCCGCCCCTTGACCGTGTGCCGGAGGCAGCGCGTCCCCGTCCAGCCGGCCGCGACCTCCGCCACGACGTCCGCCTTCGTGGCGCCCTTCGCGAAGTCCCAGCCCATGACGCCCTCCTTTCTCCCACTAGACTTATAGCACGCGAATCGGATTCGTCAAGCCCGGGGCGTACCGCCGTCACGCGGCCTCCTTTCGGTCGGGTAGGATCTCGGCGCGGAGCTCGCGGGCCCAATCCCGGTAGCTCGTGTTGAAGCCGGTGTTCGAGTCGCAGACGTCGAGCCCTGGCTCCTCCAGCGCGAGCGCCCCGAGGAACGTGACGATCCGGCTCAGGGTCCGTCGCGTGAGGACCAGGCGGACGTCGCCGTAGTGGAGTACCAGACGATCTTCGGGGGTCATGCGGCCTCCTTTCGGGGCAGGGCGTAACGTGAGGGTGCGGCGTGTCGCACGATGTTGCGGGCCGTCATCCGCTCCGGCGGCCGGCCCATCCCCGGCTCGATCCACTCGAGGGCGTCCAGCCACTCGAGCAGCCGCGGGAGGTTCGCGCGCGGCCCGAACGCCAGGAAGGTCCCGTCCGCCGTCGCGCACGCGATCGCGGCGAGCTCGAGCCGCTCGAAGCTGTTGACCCGGCCCATGTGGACGCGCTTCCCATGCCGGACGGCCTCGTCGGTGAAGCGGCCGGCCTCGAGGGAGACCTTCCAGGCGGTCGACCCGCCGAGGAAGAAGACGTCCGCGGCGTCCCAGGGGAACGGGGTCCCGTCCGGGAGCTCGACCGTGGTGGTCCGCGTCCGCCCGTCCCACCGCACGACCAGGCCGTCGCCCACGACCAGGGCGGCCGGGAACCCGAGGGCCCGGATCCGCGCCAGGTACGGGGCGCTCCGCGTCCAGGTCGCGGCCATGTCGCCCACCACGTCGGGCGCCACGACGAAGTGGCAGGCCGCGCGGGGTAGCGTGTCGACCCAGCGGAGGTAGGCCTCGAAGTCCCGGTCCGGGTTCGTGAAGCAGCCGTTGTCGACGCCGAAGCCGGCCGGGTAGTCGGCCAGGTGGCGGCGGTACGAGCGGGCGGTGTCCGGCGTGACCAGGATCCCCAGGTCCGCGCGCCGCAGGCGCCGCGTCTCGGGGGTGCTCACGCCAGTCAGGTAGATCACGGTCAGCCCTCCGTCTCCGGGGTCCACCGGACGGGGATCTCGAGGGCCTCGGCCAGCTCGACCGCGAAGCCCTTGTCCGCCGGGTGCGTGGTGAAGAGTCGGACCCGGATCCGCTCGTCGGGCGTCCGGAGCGCCACGAGGTACTCGTCGTGCGCCACGTCGTAGGCCGTCGCGACCCGATAGCCCAGGCCGAACGGGGTGGCCGCGTCCAGGGCCGCCGTCAGCGTCATGGTCAGACCTCCTCGTTCCAGCCGCCGAGCTCGAGGCCCGCGGCCGCCAGCATCTCGACCACCCATCGGAGCCAGAGCATTCGGAGCGTCCTCGTTCCCACGTCAGAACTTATAGCACGCGAAACGGCTTCGGTCAATGGTTGGCCTCCCGCGATGGGACCAGCGACGTCCGAACCTGTTGACAGGTACCGGGGCTAGCGTGGTAGAAGAGGGGCGCCTACCAGCGGTGGCGGCCGCCGGGCAGAGGGAGGCGCCGCCATCGCACCGGGGATCCGCTGTCCGATCGCGAAGTGCCCCGCCCCGGGCCCGTGGTCGTCGATGGCCGACCTCGCCAAGCATCAGTGGCTCGCGCATGGGATCGAGGTCACGCCCGGCACGGTGCCGCTCGTCCTCACGGGGGACGGGCCGGTCGCCCAGAAGGATCCGCGGATGACACGAGCAGCGGGGAAGTGGTCGCCTCGGCCAGGGTGCGGGGAATGCGCGCGGATCACGCACGGGCCGGCCCGCGCCCGGCATATCCGGAAGGTCCACGCGGCCGAGCCGCCGG